ATGTCCCGCTTCTATCGCGCGGCCGGCGTGCTGGCCGTTCTCGCATTGCACGTACTCGGCGCCCACCTGGACGCCACCGATTCGCCTTCGCCGCCCTCGCGCGCCGAAGGCCATCGCCTGCCCGGCGCCACGCCGGTCCGCTGAGGAGCCGCCATGCACATCGTTTCCCAGACCGGGCGTGTCGCGGCGCTGTTGCTGCCGGTGCGCGCGCCGGAGGATCTCGAGTACCTCGTCAAGGAGAGCGAGATCGTCACCGGCCGGCCCGGCCGCACCTTCGTGATCGCCGGCGCCGACCGCCTTGCCTACCGGCTGCAGTGGCATCCGCTCGGCTTCCAGGTCGAGCGGCTCGACAGCCGCGGCCGCGCGCTGCACGTGCAGCAACTGCTGCTGTTCGAGTTCCTCGACCACCCGCTGCTGGAGGCCTTGCATGCCGGCCAGCTCTTCACCGCGCCGATCGAGTTCGACTCGCCGCGCGGTTGACTCATCCACCCCAAAGGCGGGCGTCCCTTCGGGGGCACCCGCCATACCGGAGAACCACCATGCAGATTCAAGTCCGCATCAACGAGGAAGGCGCGCTGCGCAACCAGCGCTTCGCCTTCACCGACCGATTCACCCTCGTGTCGGAACTGCTCCAGAACGCCCGACGCGCGGGCGCCACGTTCATCACTGTCGACCACGACGCCGAGACCAGGACGCTGACCGTCCGCGACAACGGCCGCGGCATCGACGACTTCCAGAAGCTGCTGACCTTCAACGAGTCGGGCTGGGATGAAACCACCTGCGACGCCGAGAACCCGTTCGGCGTCGGGTTCTCGAAGTGCCTCTACGCCGCGTCGCGCTGCATCGTCCGCTCACGCGGTCAGCGCGCGGACTTCGACACCGAAGCGGCGCTCGCCCGAACGCCGATCGACGTCATCGAACTGGTCGAGGCGTCTTCCGAAGGCACGCAGATCGAGTTGCACGGCGTCGACCTGCCCGACCTGGCATCGCGCATCGCCACGCTGTGCGCGGGCTTCCCCGTGCCGGTGTGCTTCAACGGCAAGCCACTCGAGCGCCCGCATGCCCCCGAGCACCTGGCGCTCACCGCGACACCCGTCGGCGGCCTGCGCCTGTGCGGCACGCGCAACGGCGAGCACAGCCACGACACCCTGGTCTATCTGCAGGGCTTCTGCGTGCTGCGCCCGATCTACCACTGGTCGGAGCGCGCGAACGTGCTGCACCTCGATCCGCGCCAGTTCATGGCCCGGCTGCCCGATCGCGACAAGCTGATCGACGAAGACCGGCAGCGCAAGCGCATCGACAACACGCTGCGTGCCGAGTGGCGCCGCGTACTCGAGGACGCCAAGCGCGCCCTGCCCGCCGATGTATTCGTCGACAGGTTCTACCCAGCGCTGCGAGGCTGGGGCCACCTGGACCTGCTCAACGACATCGACGCCCTGCCCGCCGCAGTTTTCGACGAGATTTGCGGCTACCCCTACCAGGAGGGCTCGGGTGACAGGGACTACCTGCGGACGGTGGCCGTCGTGAGGGGAGCTGAGATATTCACAGGCGGTCGAGCGCGATAAATCCGGGATGGGGCGGGATCGACCGGGATTCTGAGGGACCTACTATGCAAAGGCCTTGCGCATGACGCAAAACGGCCGCGCGGTCCGTTTTTCGGGGCGCTCGGGCGCTCTCAGCCGCCCGTCGAGGCCTGCAGGTGGCGCTCGATCAGGTCGAGCAGCGACCCCTCGACCTCGGGCTGCAGGGTGGCGCTCTCGGCCGGGCCGCTGAACGGCAGATAGGGCCGCGCCGGGATCTGAACCTTGTGCGCGTCGACGGTCGACCAGCTCTCGCGGACGCGCTTGTGGCCCTCCTTGGCGAACACCGCCAGGTTCTGGTGGCCCTGCTGCCGCACCAGGCCGCCCTTGGCGTCGGTGCGCAGGCGCGTCTTGACCGAGTGGGCCGGCACATCGACGGTGCCGCCGAACTGGTGGATCGCCGCGTAGTCCTTCGCGGCGCCGCCGGCGCCAACGAGCGCGAAGTCAGGCCCGTGCGCGCTGCTGATGCTGGCCGCCAGGATGCCGCGGTCCTGCAGGATCTTCAGCACAGAGCCGCCTTTGTTGCGCCGCAGCCGCTCGGCCTTTGTGCTCGCCGACAACGGCACCCAGCTCGGCCGGCCCTGGGCCGCGAAGTTGGCCTCGGTCTCCCGCTCCAGTAGGCCGGCGATGGAGCGAAACAGCGGCGTGGCGTCGGCGAGCTGCTGGGCGGCTTTGCTGAGCTGCGCGGCGGCCTTGCCGCCGGGGTCGACCTCGAATTTCTGCATGGCCTACACTCCTTGCGTGCGCGCCGCGCGAACCCGATAGGGACGAGCCCCGTCGACCGGCGTTAGGGATGCCGAGGCAGCCGCCACAAGCCAGAGCATGAGACCGGCGCGCACCTTCGCTCCTACCTGCCAAGCTCGCTGAACAGCAGCGTGCCGACGCGGAGCTTATTCAGGCGCTTCGCGGTGCCGTGCATCAGGTTGTAGACGTCCCAGCTCAGCGCGCCGTCGCGGTTCTCGCGCACTACCACCAGCAAATCGTTCTTGGCCTGGAACAGGCCGATGTAGCGCTTTCGGTAGGTGCCGTCCTCGTACGGCGTCAACCACACCTCGAAGGGCTGTTGCAGCGCCGGCAGCACGTAGTTGGCGTAGCGCTCGCGCGCGTCCTGCTCTTTCTCCGTCACGTGCGGTAGCAGCTCGCGCCGGATGACCACGTCCTCGATCGGTGTCTTCACGGTGCGCGTCGACGCGCCCGCCAGCAGCACGTCGACCATCATGCGATGCGCGGTGTCGCGGTCGCTCGCGGCCGGCAGCTCGCCGGGATCCGGCAGCCGCCAGGCCGGATCGAGCAGGCGCAGGTCCGGCCGGCCGACGTCCTGCCAGGTGGGGATGCCGGCGATCGACCGAATCGGCTTCGCGGCCGGCGCTGCCGTCAGCGATCGGCCGGCGTCGGCTTCCGACCTGAAGCCCGCCGGATCGAACCGCGACCACTCGGCGCCCGGGTTGTAGTCCCAGCCCGGATCGGGCCGGAACACCTGCTCCTTGCCGGTCGAATCGAGGTAGCGCACGCCCTGCACGGTCACCGTTCGGCCTTCGCGGCCGACGGGCACCTGCAGCTCGACGATGGCGTCGGCGCCGCGCTCCAGCGCCACGCCCAGCGCCTGGAACTCGGCCTCGGTCAGGGCCACGCTGCGGCAGCGACAGCCCCAGCCGTTGGGCGGCCAGATCACCTCCCAGATCGGATCGTCCCAGCGCCACACCTTGCCGTTCAGCGCCGCGTGCTCGGGCCGCGTGCGGCTGTCCATCACCGCCACGTACTGCCAGTACGGCCGGTCGGCCACGTTGTCCAGGTAGCGCTTGTAGCGGCCGGCCATGTAGGCCGTCTGCACGTTGGTCTGGTAGATCGTGCGCAGCCGGCGGTTGCTGCCCAGCTGCACGCTGCTCACCTCGCCGGTGTCGCCGTCGAGTACTTGCTGGCGGCCCCACCAGCCCAGCTCTTCCAGGCGCGGGCGCAGCGCCTTCTTGAAGGCCTCGAAGGTCTGGCCCTCGCCGATCGACTTGGCCACCTCGGCGCGGATCGTGCGCAGCACCTCCGTCGTCGTGGCCTTGGCCACGGTGAAGGCGTGCACGTTGGCTTCGCGCCAGGTGTCCGTGTAGTCCCAGCTCCGCGCCTCGCCCTTGGCGGCGAAAAAGCGCACCGCATCGGCGGGCTCAAGGTCCAGGCGCGCCGCGATGGCCATCAGCTCAGCCTTGCTCGTTTGCGGCGATGACGGCTTGCTGGAGGCCTTCGATCAGCTTGAGCAGCGGCGCCAGCCGGCCCAGGCGGTCCTCGAAGATTTGGTCCGCCAGTACCTCGTAGCTCATGCGCACGCGGCAGGCCGAGCCAAAGATCTCCGGGCGCTCGTTGAGGCTGGCCACTAGGGCATCGGCCTCCGCCTCCACCGAGAAGACGCCACGGCAGCGCCAGCCGTCGCCGATCACGGCTTGCACGACCCAGAACATCGTCGTGTCGCCGCCGGGTTGCGCGGGATCCATCGAGATTTGCATGTCGGTCCTCAGAAGAGCCCCGCCGGCTCGGCCGCCTGGTCCCACGACCAGATCACCAGCTCCTTGCGCGCCGCGGCCTTGTCGCCGCCGCCTACCGTGTAGCTGATGTCCAGGCTCTCCATGTGGAAGCCGTCGAAGACGCGCCGGATGTCGGGGTGGTCGTTGATGCTCACCAGCGCTTTGCCCTTCAGCGTGCGCAGCGCGGTGGCCATGGCCTCGTAGTTGTCGAAGCCGAACCCGACGCCATAACCCTCGGTCTGCCAGTACGGCGGATCGAGATAGAAGAAGGTGTGCTCGCGGTCGTACCGCTGCAGGCATTCGAGCCAGTGCATGCGCTCGATGTAGGTCGCCTGCAGGCGCAGGTGGGCGGCGCTCAGCTGCTCTTCGATGCGCAGCAGGTTCACCGGCGGCGCGGTGGTCGCGGTGCCCCAGGTCTGGCCTGCGACCTTGCCGCCGAAGCACTGGTGCTGCAGGTAGTAGAAGCGCGCCGCGCGCTGCACATCAGTCAGCGTGTCGGGCGGCGTGTCTTGCAGCCAGCGGAACAGCTCGCGGCTCGACAAGGCCCACTTGAACTGCCTGACGAATTCTTCGAGGTGGTGCTTGACGACGCGGTACAGGTTGACCAGGTCGCCGTTGACGTCGTTGATCACCTCCACCGGCGCCGGCGGCCGCAGGAAGTAGAGCGCGGCGCCGCCGGCGAACAGCTCGACGTAGCAGTGGTGTTGCGGGAAGCGCGGGATCAGCAAGTCAGCCAGGCGCCGCTTGCCGCCGATCCACGGAATGATGGGTCCTTGCACGAGGGGGCTCCGATACACTGACCCGGCCTGTACAGGTGGCAGGGTCTTCGGCCGATCCCGTGCGCATAACACGGAGGAGGCGTCGACTGCGGGTGTTCGCGCACCCGTGGCCGTCGCCCTGTCTTTTTTGCTGGGCGTGCGTCCGACCGGCGCCGAGCACCGGAACGTCAACGCAGGCCCGAAGTTCATCCGGCGTCAGGCCCGCACGGGCCAGTGCGCCGCGCAGCCGCCCATCACGCCGGCGCAGGCGGCGAACGCCTCGTCGCGGCTCTCGTAGAGCATCACCGACGTGCGCACATGCGGCACCTCGTTGTCGCCGAAGACGATCAGGTTGACGCACACCGGGCCGTTGGCGGTGTCGGTGTTGGCGCTCCACACGCGGGTGATCTTGGCCGGGTGGTTGAGCGAGCCGTTCGCATGGTGGCCGTGCAGGATCACGTCGCGGCCGATCGTTGGAATCATGGGTCGATCTCCGTTCGCAGCCGGCTCACGCCGGCGAAGGTTTCGCGTCGTCACGCTCGGTCCGGCCGAAGGTCTCGGCACCGAACATCGCGCGCGCCAACAGCGACTGCAGCCGCGCCTTGTCCATGCGCGGGTAGGCCGCCTCGGCGGCGGCCAGGGCGTCCTCGTAGGTGTCGGCCGCGTCGATCGCGGCCATCAGTGGGTCCAGCAGGCCACGCATCGCGGCCTGCAGCTCGGCGTCGTCGACCGCGTCGATCGCGGCGTCGATCGCGGCCTGGCCATCGCGCTGCGCGGCCTCGGCGAACTGCACCGCGCCAGGCTTCGGCTCAGCCGCCGCGCCCGGCGGTGCATCGCCGGCGCCAGCACCAGGCGCAAGCGGTGGTGCCGCTGGCGCTGCCGCCTTCTTGCGCCAGCCCTCGCCGTACCGCGCATGCACGGTCTCTTCGTCCAGCTCGAAGCCCATGTCGCTGACCACCTTGTCGGTGTCGGCGGACATCTTGAGGTCCTCCTCCTCCTTGATGACGCGCTCGACCGTGCAGGGCACCAAGCCGTTCAGCTCGCACAGCCACTGGATGAGGGTGGCGTTGAGCGTCTCGCTCAGCAGGTTGCTGTCGGCCTGCACCAGGTCGAGCCTGACCGAACTGCGCTCTTTGCTCGCGCTGGCCAGCGCCCCGCCGCTCTTGCTGCGTGCTTCCTGGCCCAGCAGCACCGCGTCGATCCAGTCGTCGCAGTACTCGCACAGCGCCTGCTGCGAGGTGATCGAGCCCGACGCGAGCTTGCTCTCCAGCAGCTCGATCATCGTGCCCTCGGGCGTCATGATCACGCCGTCGTTGCTGAGTGCTTTCAGGGCATCGAACAGCGTGCCCTTCTCTTTCGGCCCGGCCCCGCGCGGGTATTTGCCCCACGGCACTGGCACGCCGGCGCGGTCGTTCAGCTTGTTCCAGCTGATCATGGCCTTGCGCTTGAAGAACACGGCCCAGTAGAGCTGCAGGCCCAGGCCGAGGCCCCAGGGGTTGTCGTCCTGCGGGTTGACGCGGTGGACGACGAACGCGCGCGGCGGCAGCGGCTCGCCGGTCAGCAGGTTGGCGCGCGTGAGCATGCGCAGCTCCGGCGGGCCGCCGTCATCCGGCTGCACGAACGCAAAGCGGCGCAGCGCGCGCTGCGGCGCGCGGGCCACTTCGTAGCGCCCGTCGCGGATCGTCATCACGATCTCGTTGATCGCCGCGCCGGTCAGCAGCGCTTCGAGCAGCTCGCTGCACAGCTTGTCGAAGCCGCTGCGCTTGAGGATGTCCTGCAGCACCTCGGCGTCGGCTTTGCCGCGCCCGCCGTCCTGCACCGGCACCACCTGGTAGGGTCGGCCCACCAGCGCCAGCACACGCTTCTGCAGCGCGCTGAACACCTTGCCGTCGCGCTTAAGGTCGCGGTACAGGTCGGCCCCGCTGGCCGCGCTGCCCTTCTCGAGCAGCAGCGGATCGTTGGTGCGCACGAGACCCATGTACAGCGTCTCGAACGGGTCGAGCAGCCGCGATGCAATCTCGGTGTCGAGCTGCGGCTCGGGCAGCGCGGCAGGCGCCTTGGCGGCGCGGCGGGTCTTGGTGGTTTCAGCCATAGAGGAAGCCCGACAGGTCTCGCGGTGCAGCGCCCACACTGCCGGCCGACTGGAATTCGATCGGCGAGAACGGCACCGACCCCGCATGCAGCGCCAGCGCCAGCGCCCAAAAGCGGTCGGCGTGGCCGTCGGGCGTGCTCTCGGCGACGAAGCGCACGTTGCCGGCGGCCGTCACCTGTTTCTGCACCTTGCGCAGGTCGGCGCGGATCACCGGGTCATCGGGGATGCGCAGCTTGCGGTCTTCCATCGCGCCACGCAGCGGATAGGCCAGCGCCTCCTTGACCTGCGGCGTGAAGGTCACCGCCTCCACGCGGTGTTCGCCGAAGCGGTCCTGCGCGTCATCGGCCCAGCCGATGCCCAGGCCCGAGGCGTCGATGCAGATGCGCTCGCAGCGCTCGAACCACGGCCACATGATGGCCTCCTGCGCGCTCTTGCGCATGCGCGCCATCGACTCGACGTGCCGCGTGTAGAACACGTCGCCCAGCCGCTCGACGATCCACAGCACCGTGAGGTCTTTCTTGCGGCCGATGTCCACCCCGGCATACAGCTGGCCTTGCACCGGCTCGTCCAGCGCGCGTTGCCACGGCTCGGTGGCCAGGTACTCGCAGGCCGTGATCAGCTCGTACTCGATGAATTTCGAATCGTCGTCCGAGGCGATGCACATGTACTCCTGATCGAAGCTCTCCGCGTCGGCCGTGCCGGCCTTCACGAAGTCGAAGTACTGCGCCTCGTCCATGGCCTGCTGCTGGTCGTCGGCCGGCAGCGCCTGCTGCAGCTTGAACAGGAAGCCCTGGTCCAGCGCGTCCTGCAGCGTCACGCGGTGCAGGCTGATCTTCTTCGGGTTGCCCTTCTCGCGGATCTCGCGCACCAGGGCGTTGAAGAAGCTGTTGCTGCCGCGATGGGTGCTGACGACGCGCAGGCTGCCGCCCCAGGTGATGCCGGGGTAGGCGATGGCCCACAGCTTGCGCTGGTCCTTGTGCAACGCGAACTCGTCGAGCGTGCGGCCGCCGCGCTTGCCGGCCTGGGCGTCGGCGTTGCTCGACATGCTGTGCAGGCGCCGGCCGTTGGCGAACGTCAGCACGTAGGCCGTTGCCTTCTCGCCGTTGCCGAGATCGAGCACCTGCTCGCCGAGGTCTTGCGCGGCCAGGTTGGATACGCCTGCCCACAGCTTGGCGTCCTCGAGGAACAGCCGGGCCTGGATGTCGTCGCGGCTGCTCACCCACTCGTCGTAACGGCGGCCTTGCGCGGACACGTCCTCGATCACGTCGTAGGCCGTGCACCACGACAGGCCGACCTGCCGGCTCTTCTCCATCAGCTTGAGCCGGCTCTTGTCCTTGATCCACCGCGACTGGTAGGGCAGGAAGATGGCCTCCGGGTTGGCCGGGATCACCTTGGCGTTGCCGCGGCGCTTCATTCGATCCCCAGCGCCTGCCGAATGGCCGCCTGCGTCGCCGGCGTCACGCCTTCGGCCTTGGCCACCAGGTCCAGCTTGGCCTTCTGCTCTTCGAGGAGACGCGTGCGCACGCGCTCTTCCACCTCGGCCTGGAACTTCTTCAGGTGCACGTCGCTGCGCGCCAGCGTGGCGATGTTCTTCGCGGCCTTGCTCAGCAGCGTGAGGCGCTCGCCGGGGTCGGTGTCGGGATCGTCGGCCTCTTGCAAGGTGACGATGGCTTCGAACATCTCGGTCTGCACCAGCTTCATCACCGCGCCGCTCAGCGACGCGTACTCATCACCCACCTGCTCGTGGATGAGGCGGGCCGCGTCGGTGCTGGCCTTGATGGCCGCCAACCGCCGATCCAGCTTCTGCCCGTAGCGGCCGATGGCGCTGCGGCTCGGCAGCTTGCCGGCGCTGGCCTCGGCGGGGTAGCGCTGCTGCAGGTCGGCGATCAGCTCGTCGAGCGTCTGCGCGCCGGTGGCGAGCATGGCCTCGATGTAGCTCTTGATCTCCGCCGGCAGCCGGCTGACGCTGCTCTTGCGCGACATCGTCTCACCAGTACTTCGCCGGCCGCGCGATGCCGGGCTCGACGTCGACGGTGTACTCGGCCACGTCCGTGCCGTGCCGCGTCAGCTCGCAGAACCAGCGGCCGCTCGGCTCCTTGGTCACCAGCACCAGGTGACGGCCGACCAGGTAGTCCAGCTCGCGCCGCAGCTCGTGCGCCGTGGCGTCCGGGTACTCGCTCTGCGCCACGGCCAGCACCGGGCCTTCGTACGCGCCCAGCGGGCGCGCGGTGTTCAGCGTCAACAGGATCAGCCAGCGCAGTGCCTCGCGCCGGATTCGAGCCTGGTCAATCTGCGTCATGCTTGCCTCCGCGCAGCTGCATGTTCTCGATCCGCAGTGCCAGGCTGTCGAGCTTGGCCTCGATGACGCTCTGCCCGCGGATGTAGTCCTCGCGGCGCACGTAGTGCAGCGGCAGGTCGGCTTGCAGCTTCATCAACTCCCTCTCCACGCGCTGCCACTGCCCGACCTCGCGCAGGTTGGCTTCCTCGATCGAGCCCAGCCGCTCGGCCAGCGCGCCGATCTGGCCCTCGATGTGCGTCTGCGTCTGCGACAGCAGCAGCTTGCCCGTGCCAGCGGCGGCGCCCAGGAAGGTGATGAGCAGCAGCACCAGCTGCCAGAGTTCGACCTGCACGATGTTCATGGGAGGGCTCAGCTCGCGTGTTCGAGGTTTCGGATGTAGTAGTCGCAGGCGTCCTGCACCTGGTCGTTAGCGCCGTAGGTCGCCACCACGGTCACCAGGCGGCGCTCGCTCTCGTGGGCTTGATCGATCAGCGCGGTGTCCGCCGGGGTCAGCACGATGTCGACCGCCTCGGCGGCAGCCAGGTCGGTCCAGCCGCGCACCTCTACGCCGGTGGTCTGGCAGTCGATGCGGTACTTCACCGATGCCGGCGCCGCCGGCGCGCGGTACCGATCGGTGAACGTTGCCGACAGCACTGCGGTCGATTGTTCGGCCACCACTCTCATGCCGACCACTTGAAGGTGATGTGCCGTGCCGCGAAGCTGAAGCGCAGGCGCAGCGGCGCGGCCACGATGACCACCAGGCCATCGGCGATGTACAGCGACAGCGCCGCCCACAGCTGGCGCATGTCCTGCGTCGCGGCCTGCAGCGCGGCTTGCACCGAAGCGCGCATCGCCACCGCGGCATTGAGCGACGCCTGCGCCGAGCCCACCTCGGCCACGGCCGTGGTGATGCCGGCGCTGGCGGTGGCCAGCGCCTGCAGCGCGGCGTCCACAGCACCGAAGGCCATCGACCCACCTTGCACCTGCACGTCGAGCGCCGCGCCCGCGCTGCGCGCCTGCGACACGGCCAGCTCGATCGCCGCCGCCGCCGCGCCGGCTTGCTGCAGCGCCGCGCCCACGCCCGTGATGGCGGTCTGCCCAGGCAGCTGCACGGCCGTGTCGATGCCCGCCGCCGCCAGCGCCTGGTGCAGCACCGCCGCGCTCAGCGCCACCTGCGCGCTGATGCCGGCCTGCACGTACGTGCTCAGCCCGGTGGCCACGCTTTGATCGGCCTGCACCTGCGCCGACAGCGAAGCGGTCTGCGCGCCCTGCGCCTGCACGGCCAGGTCGAGCGCGGCCGCGGCGCTGCGCGCGAGCTGCAGGGCCGCGTCGAGCGACGCCGACTGCTGCCCGCTGACCTGCACGGCAGCTTGCAAGCTGCTGACCGCGACGCCGGCGGCCTGCACCGCCGCTTCCAGCTGCGCCTGGCCGCTGCGCGCGGCCTGCACGGCAAGGCCAACGCTGCTGGTCGACGCGCCGGCGGCCTGCACCGCGGCCGAGCTGCCTGCGCTCGCGGAAAGTGCGCGCTGCACCACCGCGCCGAGGCTTGCGGACAGTGTGATCGTCGATGCGCCCGCGCCCGCTGAAGCAGGTGCCCAGATGCGCTGGTTGTCAAAGAGCTGCCATGGTGCTTGCGGGCTTGCAGTGAGCAAGCGCATAGCGTCAGGGCCGATGTCGCGCAGCCACATCGCGCCGCCGGCGATTGCGAGCGAGCGCGCCTGCGAGCCCACCGAGACGTTGATCCCAGAGCCAGTGGCGCGCAAGCCGGCCGCGAAGTTCGAGGCAGCCGTGGAGGCAACCATGTCGCCATCAACCCAAAGTTCGAGCATGGAGTTGCGCACGAACCGCATCCCGACGACATGCGGGCTGTTGGGCGAAAGCGGCGCTGGGCTGTTGACCAACGCACTGCCGTTGTAGTTCGGGTAGTAGTAGACGAACGCCCGCGGAGCACCGCCTGCATACGTCGCTACCTGCAGCCCACTTGCCGCGCCAGATCCTGCAGCGCCCGCCGTCAGTAGCGTGGTCTCGGCGCTGACGTTGACGTTCTCGCCGTTGTAGCCCCACACGATGATCGACAGCTCATCAGAGCCGTTCGGCAGCGGGCCCGACGACAGTTGCCAGCCGGCGGAGTTGCCAGCGGTGGCGTAGGCAGTGCCATCGGGCGAGGCGATCGAGTTCAGCGTGGTCGGGCCCAGCCCACGAAACACCTCGTGGCTGCCGGCAGCGTTGAACAGCAGCGCAAGGCCTTCGACCAGCGGACTGCGGCCGACGCCGGCCGACGGCAGCGGCTGCCGCCGCCACGGCCGGACAAGCGGGATCAGCGACATTCAGCCAGCCTCGCCTTGGGCGATCTGCGCCGTACTTGATGCGGCGAAGCTCACCGCGCAAATGTGCTCGCCGTTGCCGTTGCTCGGCCAGGTCGTGCCACCGTCGGTCGACATCTGCCGCACCACTCGAACCAATCCAGTGGCAGAAGCCGATGGCGTGAATGAGGCGACGAGGTGCGCGCCGAGGTACTTGTCCGCGCTGTTGTCGATCGTGCTGCCGTTGCTGTAAGCACCGGCGGCGACGCTGACCGACGCGATCGGCGTGCTTTCGCTGTCATCGGTGCGCGAGCCGTCGGAAGCAAACTTCCAGCGGCGGCTCTTCACGACCACCGTGACGCTAACGCCGGTGCTGTTGTAGACCTGGTACCGATAGGTGTGGCCGAGCATCATTCGACTCCCTGCACCGCGTCGGCCACCTGCCGCCAGGTGATCGGGTCATCGACAAGCGCAATGCGTTGCAACCCGTCAACCTCGGACTGGTCCAGGATGCCCAGCGCCGCGAACTGATCGAGCATGCCGCGCAACTGGGGTGACCCGAAGTCCAGGCCATCGCCGGCAAGAAAGCCCAGCTGTCGGCGCAGCAGCGACCCCATCACGCGCTGCTGCGGGTCGCTGCTCTCGAGCATCTTGTCGCGGGCGCCTTCGAGCTTCATCAGGATGATCTCGGCGGCAATGGGCCCGCCCGGTACCTGCTCGGCGAGGCCGCGGGCGCTGAGGATCCGCGGTGCAAGGCGCTTGCGGTCGACCGACAGCAACGTGGCCACGGCGGCCAGGTCACCTGCGGCCAGCGCAGCATCGATCTGCTCGACCTCGACCACGCTGAGCGTGCGGCCGGCCAGCGCTTCGAGCGCGGACTGCTGCTTCGGCGTCATGGCGTCAAGTCCTGCGTCGTGACGATCACGCTCACGCCGTCGGCGTAGACGCGCACGCCGTTCAGCTCGGCGACGACCCACTCCACGCGCTGCGGCTCGTCCACGTGCACGGTGCCGGCCAGGGCGAGCAGCCGCCCAACGGCTTCTTGCGCCGGCATGCCTGGGTGCTGCAGCAGCTCGCCGGCCAGTGCGTTGAGCTGCGGCACCAGCTGCTCGGCCGCAGTCTTCATGGCCAGGCCGCGCAGGCCGCGGCGGCGGAACAGCCGCCCGCCGGAGCCGCCGGGCACGATCACGCGCAGCTGGCCGTTGCTGGCCACCGCGGTGCCGTCCGGCCCGATGACCGTTTCGAAGGCGATCGGCTGCTGCTGCGACATCAGATCTCGTCCCAGGCGATCGTCAGCGTCTCGCTCGGCGTGAGCCCGCCGCTGGCCGCGGCGGTGACCTCGCAGGCCATCACCAGGTGGTCGCCCTTCTCGCCGGTGCCGGTGAACGGGCCGGCGCCGAGCGACAGCGGCGCCGCGCTGGTGTAGGTGAACAGGTTGGCATAGCCGGCGGAAGCGGTCTCCTCGATCGGCGTGGCGTACGCCGCAACCGCCTTGCCCCACAGGTTGATGCCGGCGCCCATGCCCGAGCTGCCGTCCGTGTAGGCGCGCACGTTGCTGATCTGCGTGAACGTGCCGCCGGCGATGTACAGCCGCAGCCACTTCTGGAACGACCAGTCGCTGCCGCTGGTGGGCTTGACCATCGGGTTAGCCAGGTCCACCGTCGAGTTGTCCGCGTTCTTGAAGCGAACCGTCCCGCCGGTCTTGTCCGTCGCCGTGCCGCCGGCGCCGTTCTTCTCCACGATTTGTACCGTCGCTGCCATGGCTGCTCCGAAAGTTCAGTTCGTTGCCGAGCCCGTTGCCGGCTTCGCCTTGGCCGCGGCGCGCAGCGCCTGGCCTTCGAGGATGGCCTTGCACTCCGACGCGTTGATGTCGCCGGTGATGGTCACCGGTCCCCATCGGCTCGCGCTCATGCACGCCTTGCCGTCCACCGTGGTGACCACCGAGTTGGTGAGCCAGCCGCCGGTCTCGGGCATCGTGATGCACCCCGCCAGCGGCAGGGTGCAGGCCAGGGCCGCTGCGCGCAGCAGGCGGCGATGCGTGGTGTTCATGTCGGTCGCCGCCGCTGCTGCTGCCGCGGCCGGTCAGCCCTGGGCGGGCTCGTCGGGCACCAGCTCGTCGACGACGCGGGCCTGGTCCTTCAGCGCGGCCAGCGCGGCCTCGGCCTCATCGCCGATCTGGTCGGCGGTGGCCAGCTGCGTGGCGAGCGCGTCGATCTTGCTCAGCAGCGTGCGCGTCTCCGCGCCGATCTTGGTCACCTGTTCGGCGACGCCGGCCAGGTCAGCGGCCAGTTGGGTCTTGGTGGTCATCAGAAGGTCCGTCAAGGTTGCGACCGCGTGCGCAAGGCTTCGATGCGTTTCGAGTTGCAGAAACTTGGCGACGTCCATGCGTGTGCTGGTCAGTGGCGCCCGGTAGACCACCGGGCAGGGCAATGCCATCATCGAAGGGCTGGGCCATTGCGCGCGAGCCAAGCGTTTGGCTTGTCTGCTTGCGCCCAGGCGCAGCAGACTGGTGACCATGCGAAGCATGGTCACCTGGCATGACACCACCCACGCACACTGATCCGCCGGCGCCGCTGGCTTGGGGCGGGCGCGTCAGCGCCACCTTTCGCGCGGCGGTGCGCTCGATGGCGCGGCGCCTGCAAGTGCAGCCCGACTGGCTGATGGCCTGCATCGCCTTCGAGACCGGCGCCACCTTCCGGCCCGACATCCGCAATGCTGCCGGCAGCGGAGCGGTCGGCCTCATCCAGTTCATGCCCGCCACGGCGGCGGCGCTGGGCACCAGCACCGCGCGGCTGGAGGCGCTGACGGCCGAGCAGCAGCTCGTCTACGTCGAGCAGTACCTGCGGCCGTGGGCCAAGCGCCTGCACGACCTGGCCGACGTGTACATGGCCATCCTGTGGCCGGCCGCGATCGGCCGCGCCGACGACGCGGTGCTCTTCCGCCGCGAAGACCCGCGCCGGCCCAAGCTGTACATCCAGAACGCCGGCCTCGACTACAACCGCGACGGCGTCATCACCAAGGCCGAGTGCGCCGCGCGCGTGCACCGCATGCTCGATCTCGGCCTGCGCGCGGAGAACGTCGGTTGACGACGGCGATGCACATGCTGCCGCTGTCCGTGCTGCTGGCCGCCGGCGTCACCGTCGGCATCTGCGCCGGGACGTTCGGCGCCGTGTGGATCTGGCTGGACACGATCACGCAGCGCCAGGTGCGCGTGATGACGCGCGAGATCAACCGCCTGGTGGCGCAGGACGAGATCAACAAGGCCGCCTGGCAGCGCACGCAAGCGCGCTACCGCGCGCAGCGCGCCGAGCTGCTGGCCGTGATCGACCGCGAGCGCAGCGAAATGCAGGAGATCCGCCTGACGGCCCGCGCGCGCGAAGAGCAGATTCGCCGGCAGATTGCCGACTCTACCTTCGGCGCCGTGTGATGCCCAGCTGCGCCGCACCAGGATGCGCCCGCGTCGTCGACTCCACGCGGCTGATGTGCTGGCCGCACTGGCGCCAGGTGCCGCGCGCCGTGCAGCAAGTGGTGTGGCGCCGCTGGCGCGCCTACCTGGCGTCCACGCCCGCCACCGAAGCCGAGCGCTGGGCGGCGTACATGGTGGCGCGCAAGGCGGCGGTTGATTCCGTGACGGAATCAAGCGGGCAGTAGACAGGCCCCGCTCTGCGTCAAGCCACCTCGCCATCACCCGCGCGCCGATCGCAGCGCCAGCGGGCGGATTCAGGCCTCGGCGGGCGCTTCCTGGCCCGCCGCGATGCGCACCAGCCGCAGGCCGGCGCGTGCGCGCTGCACGGCATTGCTCGCGGCCTGGGCGGACAGGCCAGCCTGCCGCGAGGCCTCTGCGACAGTCAGCCCGCCGACGAGCACCAGATGTGCGGCCACCTGCGCCGGCCCGGCGCGCAGGCGCAGCAGGTCGGCCAAGGCCTCGAACTGAGCCGCTGTCATGACGAGCTCCGTGCGTACAGCCGGTCAAGCGCGCGGCGGTATCCGCGCACCCAGCAGGCGTTAGCCTTTTTGGTAGTCAACTCGCGCAAACCGTTGAACCGGCTGGCCAGATACTCGGTCGCCTCGGACTGCGCTGCTTTGTGCAGCGGATAGTCGGGGCTCGCGTCGCGGCCAGCCTCCCACGCCGCAAATTGTTCCTCGGCCACCCAGTACGGCCCCAGGTCGTGACCCGCTCCGTCGCAAAAGTGCTCGTGCCCATCAAACCAAGCCGATGCCTGGGCCCGATCTGAGTGCAGCGCCAGCGCTTTGGCCCAGACGATGGCGCTGCGAATCGCCGCGGCATGGTCCTTGCCCAGCGGCGTCAGTCGCGCCTGACGCAGCGCGTCGGATACATGCTGCACGCCGGCACGAATAGATGGCTGTTCGGCCGCCGCGGCCAGCGCGGCAGCGTGAATCTGCCGGATGCCGTCGGCCGACAGTTCGACCGGAGCCCAGTAGCCGCAGGCGTCGAGCACGTCGACGGGATCGTGCTCGATCAAAAACTGGCTAACGACTGTCATGTGAGGAGCCCCGCAATCTTCGTCTGCAGCAACCGCGCATTGCCGAGCGCGCCGATGTCGTGTCGCAGCGTATCGCCGCCGGCGGCTGCGGCGAGCTTGCGCATGAAGTCGATGGCCGCGTGGTCGGACTCGGGGCCGACGTACAGCACATCGATCGCGCCCCGAAATGTCTGCGCAACAGCGAGCGCCGCGGCCGGGTTGTCCGGATGACCGTCGCTGATCACGAGCGTTACGCCCGGGTCCGCGGCCGAGGCGAACGTCAATGCTGCGGCCAGGTCGGTATTGCTCTCCGGTTCCGGCACTGCCGATGCATCGCGCGGCGCCGAGCTGAAGACCACCAGTCGCGCCGTGCGCTGCTGCTGCGCGCCAGAGACGGCCTCGCGCAGCACGTCGATCTTGCGCTGACCGCCCCACGCCGCGCCTGCCATGCTTGCCGAAATGTCGGCCAGAATCACAGCTGCGCCGCGCCGGCGGTCGATGCGCTGCTGCTGCGCCGCGACGCGGCCAGTCGTTGCCGGCAGCGTGCGAGCAGCCGCCCGCAGGACCCCTTGCAGCGGGTTTGTCAAGTCGCGTTTTGCGGACACAGTTCTGCTCCCCTCAAAATCGTTCGACGATGCACGCCATTGGGGTCGCGCGTCGCGGCATGAAACGCCAAAGCCCAGGCGCGCGCTTCGAGTTCCTTCGGCTTGAGCGCCGGCGACATCGTGATGCGGTCTCTGCGCAAGTCATACTGCACGAAGCACCAGCCCGGCCCGGCTGGGTTTGCCCCGAGCACGATCCGAACACGTTGGCCCGAGCCGTCGTCGTAGTCTGAGATCGTCAATTCGTGCGGCCCGCGGCCGACGATAGCCGCGGCGCTGATCAGATGACCGCGCAAGCTTTCTTGCCAGCGCTGCTGCTCGCGAGCGGCGTGACGCTCGATCCCTTCCCGCTCGGCGCGCGCGCGAATGCTGTCCAGCACGCGCTGCTTTGCCGCGGCGCCGCCGGCGGCCTGGGCCGCGAGCTGCTCCGCGTCGGATGCCACTGCGCTGGCCAGCGCGGCGCGGGCAGCCGGGTTGCGCATGACCGCTTCCCGCGCCGCGGCGCGAGCCAGGTCGACGACTTGGTCGTCGGTCAGGCCGCTGAAGTCGAGCTCGGTCATGCGTCCGCCGCGTCGATCTCAGCAGGCGTCAGGCCCCAGATCTCAGCCGCAATCTGACGGGCAGTTCCGAACTTCTCCACCAGCGCGACGGCCAGCGCCTTCTGCTGAGCGGGGGTGATCTTGCGATACTTGTTGCTGCCGTTGATCGTGTCGAGCACGGTCTGAGCGATCGAGACGATCTTGTCGTTGCCGATCTCGCGGCCAACGCTCGCGGCAAGCTCGACACCCTGCGCGCAGGTCATCAGGTACGTCGCAAAGTTGAAATCGGCTTTCTCGGAGAGCCAGCGATCCGACTCGTAGCGCTTGATCGTTTCAGCAGCGTAGTCGCGGTGCCAAATCTTGCTGTAGTCGCTCATCGCGTTCTCTATTCGAATTCCGGAAGCCGCCGGGGCGTTGCGCCAACTTTTCAGCGCATGAGCCGTAGCATACACGCTTTAGCGTGTGTGTCAAGGGCGCGGCGACGAAGCCCAGAAGCGTGACGAGACGGTAGTTCGAGCGCTTGGCTCAAGCCGGCGGCAGGAACAGCCGCTTGCGGTCGGCTTCGCTGATCGGCACGTTGAGGGTCTGCACCACGCTCAGCAGGCGCCCTTGCTTGTCGAAGACCATGCTCAGTGATCGGCCAGCGTCAAGCCACTGGTGGAGCTGGTTGCCCTTGGCCGTCGTCATGATGTTGCGTGGCGGCCCGCCGAGCATGGAGGCCACTTCGGCCGCCGTGCTTTGGCCAGGCTGCAGGCGTGGCAGGGCCGCAGACCAGGTGTCGTTCCCAGTGGTGGCGCACCCCGCCAGCGCGATCGTGATCGCCGCGACGCTGATGAAGGTCCGGCGTGTGGGTTGGTTCATCGTGGGTCTCCAGAACATGGTGGATGGGGCAGGTGTGGGTGTAGCCGCACTTGCATCGTGCAGGTCATGCCGTCGGCGGCGCCAGCCGGGCGGCTAGGTCGCTGATCGTCTCGCGGTCCCGCTTCGTGCAGGCCCGCCAGTGGGCCAGCAGCTCGGCCTCGGCCCGGTTGCGCGGTGGCCCAGGTTCCGGCCAGGCCAAGGCCCTTTCTTGCACACGCCAAATCTCGGCACGCTGCGCCTTCTGGGTGGCGTGCGCGGCAAGCCATCGCGCGTGCTCGAGCTGCGGCATGAACATCTCCCCTTGGCCGCCGCTGACGATCCAGTCCGGGCTGATGCGCAGCTTGGTGACCAGCGCCTCCATCTCTTCCGGCGCGAGCTTCTTGACGCGACCTGCGGTGAGGCTCTTGACGCGATCGAGGTTGACATCAAGCAACTGCGCCATGTCGGCCTGCTTGAGGCCGCACGTCTCCATCACGGAACGCAAAAGTGAAGAAATCACAGAGGCACCTTTACAGGTGGAAATACTCCACCTATGATCTGACTCAACGTCACCAATGGTGACTGCTTCGAGAGGATACGAGGTGAAGGAAAAGTTGCTCTCCCCCAAACAAGCGAAGGAACTGCTGGCGCGACGCGGCGTGGCCGTCGCCGCCTGGGCGCGGCAGCACCAGGTTTCGGTCGCAGCGACCCGGCGCGTGCTGGACGGCCGTTGCAAAGGCCTGCGCGGCCAGGGCCACACGGTGGCCGTGCTGCTGGGCATCAAGGAAGGAGAAATCGCATGAGCCGCGCCACCAACGGCACAACGGTGTTCGCCTTCGCGCGGCAACGCCTGTCGTCGATCGTCGACCAGGCGGAGCGCTACCACGCCAGCGCGTTGCGCGAGGCGGGCGAACGCGGCCGGCCCTGGGCCGCCATGATCGACACGCTGTTCGACCAGGTCGGCGGCTTCCACGAGCTGGCCACGCTGGCGCTGCACCTGGGTGACCCGGTGGCGGAAGCCGAGATCACGGGCCAGATCGCGGCGGTGTCGACGCAGCTCACCGACCTGGCACACGACGCCCGCATGTGCGGCTGCGCCAACTGGGACCCGCTGGCCAAGCGCTTCCGACCGCACGGCCTTGGCCGCGAGCAGGCGCCCGCATGACCCGCGCCACCGACTACACCAACGCCGCGCAGCAGCGCCTGCTGAAGGTGGTGCTGGCCCTGTTCGGCGACGTGGTCAACGGCTACGCGCCCAGCGCGCTGGCGCGTGCCGTGGCCTGCAGCCCGCAGGTCATCACCCGCGACCTGGACAACCTGCGCACGGCCGGCCTGGCCGAGCGCGACGAAGAGACCGGCCACTGGCGGCTGACGCCGCGCCTGCCGCAGCAAGCGGTGCGCGTGTGGGCCGCGATCGACCGCGCCGAACGGCGCGTGCAGGACACCCGCGCGCGCATCTCTACGGCCGCCGGCGACGGCGCACCGCTGCGCCCGCGCTTCACACCCGAAAACTGACGAGGAGCCATCTTGGGAAGACCACCCAGCCGAGCCATCGTGCCGGCCGAAACCGAGGGCATCAACACGGACGCCGCCGCCAGCGTGCTGGCGGCTGGGCGCGGAGCGCTGGCGTCGGAACGAGCCGAACGCGAGCTGGCGATCTTCCAGCTCGGGCAGCAGGTCGGCGGGATCATGATGTCGCGCGTCCATCGCAATTTCTCCGAGGCGTCGGAGATTCGACTCTTCACCCAACTGCGCGAATCCAAGAAATACAAGGACTTAGCGCTGCCACGGCCCGATGGCTCTCTCCGGCCGTCGGAGACGCTCAGCGAGTTTTGCCAGATCGTGTTTGGCCGCTCGTACAGCACGATGGCCGAGCACACCCAGAACTTCCAGATGCTGGGCGAGCAGGCCTACGAGATCGCTGTCCGCCTCGGCCTGAACCATGCTGCGCTGCGCGCCGTGCGCGCGCTGCCGCCAGACCAAGTGTCCAAGGTCCAGCGCGCCATCGCCGACGGCGCCGCCAAGGCCGAAGTCATGTCGGTCATCGAAGACCTCGCCGCCAAGGTCGCACAGGTCGAAGAGCAGCTGCAGGACAAGGACGCCGAGCTGCAGGTGGCCAACACCGCCCGCCAGAAGCAGCAGACCCGCATCGACAAGCTCGAAGCCGAGCGCCGCCGCTACAACAAGGCCACGCCGGCCGAGCAGCTGGCTGAAATGCAGCGCCGCGCCGTGGCGATGATGAACGACGTGCGCGGCGGCATCGCCGGCGGCCTGCGCCAGGCGTGCGCCGAGATCGGCAACCACGGCGAAGAGCGCGGCCTGCACGACCGCTTCCTGGCCGGGCTGCTGGCCGAGATCCAGCACCAGCTGGACCAGGTGCGCCAAGACTTCGGCCTGGCCGACGTGGCCGACCCCGGCCTGCCCGACTGGCTGCAGGACGATCCCGTCGCCAAGCAGCTCGACGTGCAGCACAAGGCCGGCCGCGGCAGCAAGGCCTGAGCCGCATGCCGCTCACCCCCGCCATCACCCAGCGCCTGGTGCAGCTGGCGGCCGACCTGGCCAAGGTGCCGCACGGCGCCAAGGAAGCGCTGTACGCGGCCGCCTGTGCCGAGCTGGGCCTGAGCCGCGGCACGCTGCAGCGCCACCTGCACGCCGTCTCGGTGCGCCCGCAGCGCAAGCGCCGCAGCGACGCCGGCGCCGTGGCGCTGCCGCGAGAAGAGGCCATGCTCATCAGCGCGCTGCTGATGGAGAGCCACCGCAAGAACAACAAGCGGCTGATGTCCATCACCCAGGCCGTGCAGACCCTGCGCGACAACGGCCTGGTGCGTGCCGAGGGCGTGGATGCCGATGGCGTGATCCGCCCCTTGAGCGACAGCGCCATCGGCCGCGCGCTGCGCGTGCATGCGCTGCACCCTGACCAGCTGTCACGCCCGGCGCCGGCGGTGGAGCTGCGCAGCCTGCACCCCAACCACGTGTGGCAGATCGACGCCAGCCTGTGCGTGCTGTACTACCTGGAGACCGCCGACCCCAAGCATGCCGGCCTGCAGGTGATGGAGCGCGACAAGTTCTACAAGAACAAGCCGCGCAACTTGAAGCGCATCGAGCACGACCGCGTCTGGAGCTACGAGGTCACCGACCACTACAGCGGCTGCATCTTCGTCGTCTACGTGCTCGGCGCCGAGAGCGGCGAGAACATGACGCACGCCTTCATCGAGGCGCTGCAGGCGCGCGAAGGCGAGCCCTTCCACGGCGTGCCCTTCATCGTGATGACAGACCCCGGCGGCGGCAACGTGGGCGCGCTGGCGATGAACCTGTTCCGCCGCCTGCAGGTGAAGCCCATCGCGCACAAGGCCGGCAACGCGCGCGCCACCGGCGCCGTGGAGAAGGCGCGCGACATCATCGAGCGCAGCTTCGAGTCCGGCCTGAAGCTGCGGCCGGTGGCCAACCTCGACGAGCTGAACGGCCTGGCGCGCCGCTGGATGCGCTGGTTCAACGGCACGCAGCTGCACAGCCGGCACGGGCAGACGCGCTACGCCATGTGGCAGACCATCGGCGCCGAGCAGCTGCGCCTGGCGCCGCCGCCGGCGCTGTGCCGCGAGCTGCTGACCCATGCGCCCGAGCGGCGCCAGGTCATCGACCAGCTGCGCGTGCCTTTCATGGGCCGCGGCGACTTCGATGTCAGCGCCGTGCCCGGCGTGATGGTGGGCGAGTGGCTGCAGGTCACCTACAACCCCTACGACGTGGCCGCCGACGGCAGCCTGCGCAGCGCCATCGTGGTGGACAGCGACGCCGACGGCCAGGAGCGCCTGACGCGCGTGCCGCTGGTCGAGCGCGACGACGCCGGCTTCGCCGTCACCGGCAACGTGATCGGCGAGGACTTCGGCCGCGCGCCCGACACGCTGGCCGACGTCAACCGCAAGGCCGTCGAGCGCCTGGCCATGGATGCCGTTTCGCTGGAGCAGGCCGCCGCGCAGCGCAAGGCCAAGGCGGTGCCCTTCGGCGGCCGCATCGACCCGTTCAAGCGCATCGAGGCCGACGACGCCGGCGCGCCCGCCTGGCTGCCGCGCCGCGGCACGCCGCTGGCGCCAAAGGTCTCCGTGCCCCAGCCGCAGCAGGTGGTGCTGACCCTCTTCCAGGCCGCCGGCGAGCTGGTGCGTCGCGGGCTGGAGCTGACGCCCGAGCGCAACGCGCAGATCCGCGCCTGGTACCCCGACGGCGTGCCCGAGGCCGAGCTGGACGATCTGCAGCGCCGGCTGACCGTGCGCGCCACGCTGCGCGTGGTGGGCGGGGGCGACGCGCAATGACCGCCGCTACGCTCGATGTCGACCTGGTGCCGGTGCTGGCCGACCTGGGCCTCACGCTGGGCGCCTTCGCCCGCGCCATCGGCGCCAGCAAGGGCAGCGCGCACCGCCTGGTCACCACCGGCAAGTGGCCCACGCGCAGCGCCACGGTCGTGCAGCAGCGTGTGGCCGCGTTGCTGGCCGAGCGCCGCGCCCCCGCGAAGCATTGGGCCGCCTTCCGTGCCGCAGGCCTGTACGTCGACCGCCTGCTGGCCCCCATGAGCAGAAAGGCCCCGCCGAGTTCGCACCTCGGCGAGGCCCCATCACCTGCAACCCCCGAAGCCGCTGAACAACCCCTGGAGGACTCCATGCTACTGGAATGCACCCCGCTCACCGACCAGGCCCGCAAGGCCTGGGGCCTGGCGCGAAGCCCGTTCGCCGACGACGTGTCGTCGCGCGACGACGTGTTCGCATCGCCCGCCACGCGCCGCGTGCGCGCCGCGCTGCTGGACTGCGCCATGCACCACGGCTTCATCGCCCTCATCGGCGAATCGGGCTCGGGCAAGACCACGCTGCGCGAAGACCTCGAGCAGCGCATCCTCGACGAGCAGCGCCCCGTCGTCGTCATCAAGCCCTACACGCTGGCCATGGAGCCGAACGACGTGAAGGGCAAGCAGATGAAGAGCGGCCAGATCGCCGAGGCCATCGCCCACGCGCTGGCGCCCAGCGTGCAGCTGCGCAGCAGCCCCGAGGCGCGCTTCCGCCAGGTGCACGAGCTGCTGCGCGACTCGGCCCGCGCCGGCCACCGGCACGTGCTGGTGATCGAAGAAGCGCACCGCATGCCGCTGGCCACGCTGAAGCACCTGAAGGGCTGGATGGAGCTGAAAGACGGCCTGCGCCGCCTGCTGGGCGTGTGCCTGGTGGGCCAGCCCGAGCTGGACAGCCGCCTGAGCGAGACGCAGCCCGAGATCCGCGAGATCGTGCAGCGCTGCGAGAAGGTGCACATGGAGCCGCTGGACGAGCACCTGCAGGCCTACCTGCAGCTGAAGTTCGCCCGCGTCGGTGCCAACGCGGCCGACGTGCTGGCCGACGACGCCTACGACGCGCTGCGCGCGCGGCTGGTGCAGATCCCGCGCGGCGGCACCGCGCGCGACGCCTACAGCATCTGCTACCCGCTGGTGGTGAACAACCACGTGGCCCGCGCGATGAACGCCGCGGCCCTGGCCGGCTGGCCCAAGGTCGACGCGCAAGTGGTCGCGGGGAGCTGATGCCATGCGCAACATCTTCACGCACCGCCCCACGCCGCTGCCGGGCCTGCGGCAAGCCCGCCGGCACCAGACCGTGCTGCTGACGGCCCTGGCCGCCGCGCTGCTGGCCCTGGCCGGCCTGGGCTACGCGCTGCGCCTGGGCGACGACGAGCTGCTGGCGCAGCAGGCGCTGGACGAGCAGGCCGCCTGGCTGGGCGGCTTTCTCGAAGGCCGGGCGCAGACCCGGCAGACGCTCACGCACCAGGTGGACGCGCGCCTGGCAGATGCCTACCAGCTTGGCCTGGCCGAAGGCCGCATGCAGGCCTGTCCCACGCCTGGCTCGCTGCACCTGGTGAGGCGGCCATGAGCTACGCCATCACCGCCCTGGCGCTGCTGCGCCTGCGCGCCGAGCCCGGCCAGTGGGTGCCGGTGGCCGAGCTGGCGCGCTTCATGGCCGTGGCCGAGGAGCCCGTACGCATGCAGCTCGGCTTCCTGGAAGCGGCCGGCGACGTGCAGGTGCAGCGCGGCGCCGGCGACCAGATTCAGGCCGCGCTGGTGAGCCCGCGCGCGGACGACTTCGCGCCCGTGCTGGTCCCCTTGGACCACCCGAGCGATTTGGAACGATTTGAACGGCCTTCCTGCGCCTTGGCGGGCCATTCGCTGCCTGAGAGAGAACCCCGATGACCACCGTCACCACCCCCCTGGCCGACATCGAGGCCGAAGCCAAGCTGCACGAGCAGGCCCGGCTGCTGCTGGCCGAGCGCGTGGGCGCCTACCAGCAGGGCCTGGCGGCGCTGGCGCGCGACCAGCTGCCTGGCATCCGCCGTGCGCTGAACAAGGCGGCCGACATCGAGGCGCGGCTGCGCGCTCTGGTGCAGGCGCACCCACAGAGCTTTGCCAAGCCCAGAACGCTGGTGATGCACGGCACGAAGATCGGCTACCAGAAGACCAAGCCCCGGCTCGGCATCGACAAGCCCGCGCGCGTGTTGGAGCGCATCAAGCGCCTGATGCCCGAGCGGGCCGAGCTGCTGATCCACAAAGAAGAGAAGCCGAACAAGGAGGCGCTGGCCAAGCTGCCGGAAGCCGACCTCCAGCGGCTGGGCTGCAAGCTCACCGCGGGCAACGACGAGGTCATCGTCAAGGCCGTGGACGGCGCCGTCGAGAAGATGGTGCAGGCGCTGCTGAAGGAAGCCAGCGACGCGCTGACCGAGGGCGAGGATGAAGGGGGTGTGGCATGAACGCGGCCACGCATTCCGACGACGACGATCCGATCGTGCAGCGCACCGTGCCAGCGGGCAGCAGCGCAGCGCCGACAACGTCGGCGGTCAGCAGCGTGTTCGCGCTTGGCGACACGCCGCAGGCGCCCTCGAAATTTGCCCTACCGTTGAAGACGAGGGTGCTCAAGTCGATCGCCGCGTGCGGCCCGTTGACCGCAAAGCAGTTGGCAACGGCGCTCGCCGTCGATCGCAGACGTGCGACCATCATCGCGTCAGAGCTGTCATGCACGAAGGGTGGCAACCTGCTCGTGCGCACCTTGAACGCCGACGGACAGCGGGCCTACGCGTTGGCGCGCGACGGCGTCGTGCAGCCTGCGCCACCGCGGCGCAAGGGCGGGCGCGTCGCTCGCCCTGCCGCCATCGCTGAGCCGGCAGCCGAGACGCCGGCCGCCGACGAGCGCCTGGTGTGCGGCGTGCTGAACACCGGTGAGTTGCTCATCCAGTTGCCGTACCTGGAAGCGCGCATCAAGCTCGGGCACTGGCTGGAGCTGCGCGACTACTTGGCCACGGTGAAGTTGGACACCCGCGGCTGACCGCCACCATGCCCGCAGCCCCCGTCACCCGCCGCGCCAGCGACATCAAGCGCATCCACGTGCTGCGCGGCCGGCTGGGCATGGACGAGGATGCCTACCGCGACCTGATCGGTTCGCTGTTCAACGGCGCGCGCAGCAGCACGGCGCTGGACGATGCGCAGCGCCAGCGCTTTGTCCTACACCTGCAAGGGCTGATGCGTCAACTTGGAAACTTCGCAGGTGCTGACGCCCGACCTCAGCGGTTACCGTTGCCGTCGCTGACGCCGCGGCAACGCAAGATGTTCTCCGTGTGGCAGCAGCTGGCGGATGCCGGCCTGGTCAAAGACCGGCGCATGGCGGCGCTCGATGCGTGGATCACCCGCCGCACCTGGCCGGGCGGCCGCGTGGACAACAAGGCCTGGCTGGGCGGCAAGGGGGAAGACCAGGTGATCGAGGCGCTGAAAGCGTGGCTGCGCCGCGGCCACGACATGATGACGACGACGGCGGAGACGGGTGATGGCGGCCGCTGAGCCCGAGCGCCGGGCGCGCCGCCTGGAGCACCTGTCTCAGGACGAGCTGCAGCCGCTGCTCGAGCAGTTCGCCGCCGGCTATCCGCCGGTGCTGCTGGACTTCGCGCAGGTGATCTTCGTCGAGCTGCTCAACCAGCAGCACGACGGCGACGGCGCGGCGCGCCTGGCCTACGTGCTGACCGAGGCGGTGCGCCGCGAGATCGGCGGCCAGCGGGTGTACATGACGCGCGGCACCTTCTTCGAAGCGCGCGTCCGTGCGGACCAGATCCGCGCCCAGTGGGACGGCGGCAACACCGCGGCGCTGGCGCGCCAGTACGGCTTGAGTGTCGAGCGCGCGCGCCAGATCGTGGCCGTGCCGCAGGCCGAGCGCCGCCGCGCCGAGGCGGCCGAGCTGGCCGAGCTGCAGGGCGAGCTGCCGCTGGGGCCGGCTGACAACGACGAGGACGACGGCGCATGACCGGCCGCTACACCTTCGCCACCGCCTGGCTCCCCCACGCCTGCATGGGCGGCTGGTGCGTGATGCGCGACACCTGCGCGCGCTACCACGCCATCGGCATCGAGCGCATGCACGCCGCCGAGCGCCTGTGCCCGCCCGGCCAGGACGGCGTGGCCTGGGCGCCGGTGACCTGGCGCGCCGGCCAGCGCGCGGCCATGCCGCCCGAGCCGACGGCGGAGCTGCAGCCATGACCCGCCCGCGCGACCTGCTGTGCGTGCCGCACGACAAGTGGTGGCTGGCCTGGGAAGTAGAGTTCTTGCGCCTCTACTACGCCGACTACTTGACCGAGGCCATCGCCGCGGTGCTGGGCCGCACGCAGCGGCGCGTGCTGGCGAAGGCCAACCAGCTGGGCTTGCGCAAGAGCCCCGAGCTGGTGTCCGCAATCGCGCGCGAGCGTTCGTCGGCACCTGGCCATGGCAGCCAGGCGTACCGCTGGCAAAAGGGCCACGTGCCGGTGAACAAGGGCGTGCGCCGGCCAGGCTGGCACGCCGGCCGCATGCGAGAGGGGCAGTTCAAGCCGGGCAACAAGCCGCAGACCACGCGGCCGATCGGCAGCTTGCGCGTCGTCGAAGGCCAGCTGCAGCGCAAGGTCAACGACCTGCCGGGCCGCTCGGACGTGCGCTGGAAGCCGGTGACCCAGATCGTCTGGGCCGAGGCGGGCCGCGAGCTGCCCGCCGGCAGCGTGGTGGTGTTCAAGCCGGGCCGCGCCACCACCGACCCCGCGCTGATCACCGTGGATGCGCTGGAGGTCGTCGATCGCGCCGAGCTGCTGCGACGCAACAGCATCCGCAACTACCCGCCCGAGCTGGCCGACGTGATCCGCCTGCGTGCGCAGCTGCGGCGGGCCATCAACAAGCAAGCCAAGGAAGAGGCTGACCGTGAGCAAGACGCTGGATGACCTGCGCTCGGTTTTGTTCGAGGCGTTGGAGGCCGTGAAGAGCGGCACCATGGACCTGGACAAGGCGCGCGCCATCAACGAGATCGGCAGGACCTTGGTCGACACCGCCAAAGTCGAGGTCGACTATCTGCGCGCCACCGATGGCAGCCAGAGCAGCTTCATCGAACCGCCGGCCGACCCATCGAAGCTGCCGCCCGGCGTCACGCGGCACCTGCTGAAGTAGGCGCGATGGGCCTGTTCCAGAACCCGCCCGCCGCCGTGCCGCCGGCCGTGCGCCTGCGCCAGGCGCCCGAGGGGCCGGAGAAATACTGCCCGCGCTGCGACGACTGGTGGCCCGCGGACGGCGAGTTCTTCTGGCGCCGGCGCAACGAGCTGTTCTTCTGCTGCAAGGCGTGCTATCACGACATGGACCGCAGCAGGCCCGGCCGATACCGAACGTCACCACCGCCGGCCGCGCTGCCGGTAAGCTGGCCGCCGGCCACCAGCACGCCAAACGACTAGGCCAAGCGCTTGGCTCGCGCGCATCGCCGCATGCGCCGCAAGATGGCTGCATGGGTGACAACACCACGCTGCCGCAGGGCATCGAGATCTTCCGTGAGGGCCAGCACGTCGACGATGCCGGCGTGCGCCGCGACTTCGGCCGCGCCGACATCGACGCGATGGCCGCGGCCTACGACGCGCAGCTGCACGATGCGCCGCTGACCATCGGCCACCCGGCGCTCGACGAGCCGCGCTACGGCGGTGTTAGCGCCCTGCAGGCGGTGGACGGCCCGGACGGCAAGCGCGTGCTGACCATGGCCGCCGCCGACGTGCAGCCGGCCTTCGCCGAGGCCGTGCTGATGCGGCGCTTCCCCAAGCGCAGCACGGCGTTCTATCCGCCGACGCACCCGCAGAACCCCAAGCCAGGCGCGTGGTACGTGCGGCACGTGGGCTTTCTCGGTGCGCAGCCGCCGGCCGTGCGCGGCCTGGCGGACCTGCCGCGGCTGCCCCAGTTCTCCGATGGCGGGCAAGGCCTCGCCTGTTTCTCCGAACCCCTGACCACCCCTGAAAGGGACGATCGCATGGACAAGGATCTCCAGGAGCAGATCGACGCCGCCAACGCGGCCAAGGCTGCGGCTGAGCAGAAGGAGCGCGACGCCACGGCGCGCCTGCAGGCAATGCAGAAGGCGCACCGCGACGCGCAGCACGCCGACCACGTGGCCTTCGCCGAAGCGCAGCTCGGCAAGGGCCACATCACCAAGCCCGAAGTCGTCGAGCTGGTGGCCGTGCTCGACCAGGCCGCCGCGGCCGAGGTCGTGCAGTTCGGCGAGGCCGGCGCCGAGCGGCCGCTGGTGCCGGTGGCTTTCATCAAGCGCGTGATCGACCGCGCGGCGCCGCTGGCCAGCTTCAGCGAGCGCGCCGACCTGGCCGGCAACTCCGGCGGCGGCAGCTCGAAGGGCAAGACCGACGCCGAGATCGACGCCGACGCGAAGGCCTACGCGGCCAAGCACAACGTCGCATACGCCGAGGCGCTGAACCGCGTCGTCGCCTTCACGGCCTGACCCGGCCTGACCACAGGAGTCCATCACGATGATGACCGCCGCCGAGATTCGGCTCAAGCAAAACCCCATCCTCACCAGCCTGCTGCTGGGCATGGGCCAGGGCACGCTCGTGGCCGAACGGCTGTTCCCGCGGCTGCCGCAGGCGCTGTCCAGCGTGACGCTGGCGCAGCTCGGCGACGAGCGCTTCCGCCGCTACAACCTGCGCCGCGCGCCCGGCAGCGCCACCAAGCGCGTGCAGATCAAGTACGAGGGCAAGACCTACGAGGTCAACCAGTACTCGGTAGAGGTGCCGATCCCGCGCGAGCTGCTCCGCGAGGCCGACGAGTCGCGCCGCCTGCACGTCGGCAACTACCTGGACATCAGCCGCGTCGCGATGACCACGGCCAACGACATCCTTGGCCTGGACTACGAGATCGAGGTGTCCGCGCTGGCCGTTGACCCGGCGAGTTATGCCGCGGGCAACGTGCAGGCGCTGGCTGGCGCCACCAAGTGGAGCGCCAGCACCGGCACGCCGGTGACCGACATCCGCGCCGCGCGCGAGGTCATCCGCAAGAAGATCGGCAAGCGGCCCAACGCGCTGGCGCTGTCGGCCGATGCCGCGTTCGCGCTGGCCGGCAATGCCGAGGTGAAGGGCTACCTGCCGTCCACCCAGCTCGGCGTGGCGTCGCTGCAGCAGCTGCAGACCATCCTGGAGATCGACAACATCTTCGTCGGCGACGCGGTCTGGAAGGACGAGGCCGACGTGGTTTCGGACTGCTGGGGCAACAACGCCGTGCTGGCCTACGTGCCCAAGATCGGCGGCAGCGGCGCCGACATCAGTCTGGCGGAGCCCGGCTTCGGCTTCACCAACGTGATGGAAGGCCATCCGTACAGCGAGACCCCGTACTTCGACAACGGCACCAAGAGCTGGGTCTACGGCGCCACCTACGAGCGCCGCGCCAACGTGGCCTACAACAGCGCCGGCTTCCTGTTCCAGAACCCCAAGTAACGCGCCACGAGCGCAGGAGCCCATTGCATGAGCAAGAAGACCTACATCGCCGCCGTGCTGGTGACGTGCCACGTCGACGGCCAGCGCGTGGACGTGCAGCCCGGCGAGCCGGTGCCCGAGCTGTCGGGGCACGACGTGCAGCAGCTGCTGGCCATGAAGGCCATCCGCGACCCCGAGGCCGAAGCCGCCGAAGCCAAGGCCGAGGCGCGCGCCGACAAGGCGGCGCAGGCCGACTTCAAGCAGGCCAAGGAAGCGGCGGTGGCCGCGGCCGAGTCCACGAAGGCCTGACCCGCGGCCTGACGCGCAACCTGAACGGAGCCCAACTTCATGGCAGCTCAGAACAACCCCGGCCGGCAGGCCGACGTGCAGCACGCGGTGACCATCGTCGCCAGCGTGGCGCTGCTGGCCAATCGCTTTGTCGCCTACGACGGCGGCTACCCCAGCGTTGCCGGCGGCGCGAAGGACGTGCAAGGCGTCAGCCAGTCCAATGCCGACGCCGGCCAGGCGCTGGCGCTGACCACCGGCTACAGCGAGCTGGTGGAGTGCGCCGGCGCCATCGCGGCCGGCGCTTACGTCAAGACTGCGACGGACGGCACCGGCCGCGCAGTGGTCGGCTCGCTCACCGACCGGTGCGGCCAGGCGCTGGGCGCCACCACTGCGGCGGGACAGCTCGTCGAGGTGCGGCTGCAGACGCACGTCCACGCCTGACGCCGGCGGCTGACCCACCCGCGCGCCTGGCATGGCCTACGCCACGATCACCGACATGACGGCCCGGTTCGGCGAGCGCGAGCTTGCCGAGCTGACCGATTGCGAGGTGCCGCCGGCGATGGTGAACCCGGTGCGCGTGCAGCTGAAGCTCGACGACGCTGCGGCCTTCGTCGACGGCTACATCGGCCAGGTGTACCGGCTGCCGCTGCGCGGCTGCGAGAAGCCCGACGCCAGCGGCAACAGCGTGTTCGTGCCGCCGCCGGTGCTGACGCGCCTGGCCTGCGACCTGGCGCGCTACTACCTCTACGACGATCTCGCGCCCGAGCACGAGGTGTACCGCCGCTACAAGGCCGCGGTGGCCGAGCTGGAGGCCATCGCCGAAGGGCGCGCGCAGCTGGCGTGCCCGTGGGGCGGCAGCCCAGGCGAGCTGCTCGGCGCCGATGCGCAGAGCGGCAGCGCGGAGACGCAGTACTGCTTCGGCCCGCGCGCGATCACCGACGAGACGCTGCGGGACTTCGGCTGATGGGCTCGCCGGACCTCAACCTGCTGGCGGCCGAGAGCGGCATCGTGCAGCGGCTGCAGCAGGCCACGCAGACCGGGCCCGACGCCTGGTGCCGCAAGATCGGCACGCGCGACTACCTGGCCACCGTGGCCGAAGAAATGCAGATCGCGCCGGCGGTCTACGTCGTCTACGACGGCCCGATGGTCTACGACGCCGACGAGCAGCGCGCCAACCTGGCGCACCGCTGGCTGGCCGTGATCGCCGTGGCCAGCGCCGAGCAGCCGCGCGAGGCCGCGCCGCGCAACGCCGAAGGCGGCCGCTACATGGCCGCCGTGTGGCAGGCGCTGCACGGCTTGCTGCTGCCGGGCCACACGCACGGCCTGATTCCGACCACGCCGCCGCGGCCGTACTACAGCCCCGGCGGCCGCTTCGCTTACTACCCGCTCGCGTTCTTGGCGCGGGCGCATTTCTCCACCCGCTTCGGCTTGGCCGGGGCAACGACCTGAAGGACGACGATGACCACCGAGTACTACTACTACGGCCAGGGCAAGGTGTGGAGCCGCCGGCTCAATGTGGGGGGCGGCAAGTGGCGTTGGTGGGGCGACGTGTCGTCGCTGACCATCGCGATGGAGATCGAGAAGCTCGAGCACAAGGAGAGCTACAGCGGCAACAAGGGCATCGCGCGGTCGTTCCCGACCAGCAAGGCGCTGAAGCTCACCGCCACGGTGCACCAACTCGACACCGACTCGCTGGCCGAGACCGTGTACGGCGCCACCAGCGCCATCGCGGCCGGCGCGGTGGTCGGCGAGGACCTGGGCACGGTGGCCGTGGGTGACGTGCTGAAGCTGGACTACGCGGGCGTCAGCGCGCTGGTGATCACCGACAGCACGGTGCCCACGGCGGCCACCATCGCCGCCGGCAACTACGTGCTGGACGAGCGCTTCGGCTCGCTGGAGTTCACGGGCCTGCCGTCGTCGCCGGCGCCGACGATGCCGCTGAAGGCCGCGTACAGCCACCTGGCGGCCAAGCAGGTGAACTTCCTGACGCAGGCGCAGCCCATCGTGGAGTTCCGCTACGAGGGCATCAACCTGGCGGAGAGCAACGCGCCGCAGATCGTCGAGATCTACCGCATGGGCACCGACCCGCTGCAGGAGCTGGCGCTGATCAACAACGACACCAACCTGAGCGGCGCGCAGATCACCATGGCCGCGCTGATCGACAGCACCAAGTCCGCCACCGGCGCGCTGGGCCAGTTCGGCCGCATCCTGCAGCTCGCGGCAGTCTGACGCATCATGGCCCGCAAGATCACGCGGCCGGCGGCCGCGGCAATGCCGCCGCCGCCGGAGAACGAGCTGGAGGTGCTGCACCCCGAGCGTGTCGTCACGCTGCGCGGCGGCCGCCGGCTGATGGTGCGCGAGTACGCGCACGTCGAATGGCTGCGGCTGCTGGCGCCGGCCGAGCCGCTGGTGGCGTCGATCGCGGCGGCGCTGGAGCAAGGCCGCGACCCTACGTATGAGGAGGCGCTTGCCTGCCTGGCGGGCAACATCGACGCGCTGGCGCCTCTGATCGCGCAGGCCTGCGACCTCGACCTCGACGACTACGCGGCACTGCCTCCCGACGACGGCGAGCTGGTGCTGATGGCGTGGTGGGGCGCCAACGGCCGTTTTTTCGTCGGCCGCGCGCTGAACCGCGTGGCGGTGCGGCGGCAGGAGCGCCAGGCGCGCGCGGCGGTGCAGGCCGGGTCGGATACGGCGAGATCTACGCCTGCCTGATCGCGCACGGCCACGCGCGAGCCGCGATCGATGCGATGACCGAGCGCCAGTTGAAGCTGTTCTGGCGCGAGGCGCAGCGCCGCGATGCGCGGGCATCGGCCACCCGTATCGCTGACGTCAATGCCGGCTTCGCCGGCGGCAAGCACGCCCGCGACCGCATCAACAGCCTGACCGAAGAGCGCTGAGCAACATGGCCACCCGTGAAGTCGTCGTCGCACTGCGCCTGCAATCGCAGATGCAGCAGGCCGCGCGCGACCTGGACGCCATTGCCGCCAAGCTGGGCAAGGTGGGCCAGGCCGGGCGCGACGCCGCGGCGCAGGGCGGGCTCGATCGAGTGGGCGCCGATGCGGCCGATGCGGCGCTGCGCGTGGACGCGGCACGCACCGCCGTGGGCCGCCTGGCCGACGGTATCAAGGCCGCGGCCGCCGCCGGCGGTGGCGAGAGCTGGTCCCTCGGCGCTTTACGTGAGCAGGTGGCGCTGTACGGCAAGAGCACCGACGAGGTGCTGCGCTACCGCGCTGCGCAGGCCGGCGTGGGCGCCGCCGCGGCGCCGCTGATCCTGCAGCTGCAGAACATCCGCGCTGCCCACGATGCGGCCGCGCGCGCGGCGCAGGAAGAGGCCAACGCGCAGCGCGTGGCAGCCGCCGCGGCACAGCAATCGGCCGCGCAGCGCCAGGCCTTCGTGGCGGCCTTGCGCGAGCAGGTGGCGCTGCAGGGCAAGAGCGGCGCCGACGTGCTGCGCTACCGCGCCAACAACCTGGGCGTGGGCAAGGAGGCCGAGCAGTACATCGCGCAGATCGAGGCCTTCGAGAAAGCCACCGACAAGGGCGGCAAGGCGCTGACCCGATTCGGCATCACCGCCGGCCAGCAGGCCGCGGCGATGCGCATGCTGCCGGCGCAGATCGCCGACATCACGACGTCGATCGACAGCGGCATGCTGGTGTGGATGGTGGCGGTGCAGCAGGGCGGCCAGATCCGCGACAGCTTCGGTGGCTGGGCCGCCGCAGGCAACGCGCTGATGACGATGCTGACGCCGCTGCGCCTGGCCATCGTCGGCGTGGCGGCCGTGGCCGGCGCGGCCGCGCTGGCGCTGAACCAGGTGCAGGCCGAGCAGGCGGGCTACAGCGCTGCCATCACGGCCACCAACAACGCCGCCGGCGTGAGCCGCGGGATGCTGCAGGACTACGCGCGCACCGTGGCGCAGACGGCCGGCACCACCGGCGCCGCGGCCGACGCGCTGACGCAGCTGACGGCCACGGGCCGCGTGTCCGGCGCCGAGCTGGTGAAGGCTGCGACGGTGGCGGTGCAGGCGCAGCGGCTGCTGGGCCGCGAGGTGTCGTCCACGGTGCAGGCCTATGCCGAGCTGGGCCGCGATCCGGTGGCCACGTCGCTGAAGCTCAACGAGGGCACGAACTACCTCACCGCCGCGGTGCTGCGGCAGATCATGGCCTACCGATCGCTGGGCCAGGAACAGGCCGCGGCGGCGTTGGCGCAGCAGGCCTGGGGCGAGCACCAGAAGAAGGTGCTGGCCGACGCCGAGAAGAACCTGGGCTCGCTGCAGCGCGCGTGGATTGCGCTGAAAGGCGTGGCCCAGGACGCATGGGATGCCATGCTGAACATCGGCCGGCCGGCGTCGCTGAAGGACCAGCTGGCCGCGGTGGAGAAGGCGCTGGCCACCGCACCACAGCGCGGCCGCAACCGCACGCCCGGCCAGCAGGATGAAGCGCGCCAGGCGCTGCTGGACCGCAAGGCATCGCTGGAAGAGCAGATCCGCCTGGAAACGCAGGCCGCGCAGAAGCAGGCCGACACGGTGGCGGTCAATCAGGACAAGCTCGACGAGCTGAGCAGCAGCCGCCAATCGGCGCGCGCCGGCGTGGCCAGGGCCGCGCAGGCCCAGCGCCTGGCGCAGATCCAGGCCGGGCTGGAGCAGGAGCGCATCGCCACCGAGCTGGCGTTCGCACGCGACGAGATCGACGCGAAGACGCACCAGGCGCGACTGCTGGACATCGAGAAGCGCGGCATCCAGGCGCAGATCGACAACGTCGACCGCCTGGTGGCGATCGAGGGCGGGCGCAGCAGCTCTTCGGTGGACGATCGGCTCGCCAAGGAAGCCGCGGTGTCCAGCCTGCTGGCGCAGCGCATCCCGCTGGTGCAGAAGCTGGCCGAGGTGGATGCGCAGGCGCAGCTCAAGTCGGAAAGCACCTACCGCAGCAAGCAAGTGGAACTGGCGCAGCAGCTGGCCGAGGCGCAGGCGCGGCTGCGCAACGAGCAGCTCGGCCTGGCCGACAGCCAGGACCAGGCCACCGCCAAGGTCGACGTCTGGCTATCCAGCAACCGCGCGGCGCTGGGCCTGGACGACGCGCGCGTGGCTTCGCTGCGCAAGCTGGCGGCCGGCATCGACCAGGTGAGCGCCGCGGCGCGCAACGTGGCTGGCCTGCGCGAAGTGGACCAGGCGTTGACCACCACCGGCGGGAAGTCGGCCGACTCGGTCGTGGCCGAAATGAAGGAGCGGTTTCGCAAGCTGCGCGCGGACCTGTCGGCCGAAGGCAACTTCGAGGGCATGATCAAGGTCGACAAGCTGATCGACCTCACCGCTGCGAAGGCGCAGCTGCAGGACCTGCAGCGCCAGGTGGACCTGATTTTCGGCGGCCAGTCGCGCACCCAGTCGGTGCTGCAGGCCGAGGTGACCGCCGGCGTCACCAGCGAGTACGACGCCAAGAAGCGCGTGGTGGAGCTGAACGCGCAGACCGCCGCCCAGGTTGAAGCGCTGCTGCCGCGCATGCGCGAGCTGGCGGCCATCACCGGCGATCCGCAGCTTGCGGCCGGCGTGGCCGACCTCGAGGCGCGCGTGGGCACGCTCAAGCTCAAGGCCGACGAGCTGAAGATGGCGTTCAGCAACGCGTTCAGTAGCTCGCTGACCACGGCGCTGCACGATCTGGCCGACGGCACCGCCAGCCTCGGCGATGCCGCGCGCGGCTTCATCGAGAACATGGCGCTGGCCATGGCCGACTGGGCCGCGCAGCAGCTGGCGATGCAGGCGACGGCTGCGTTGATGAAGTCGCTGGGCGGCGAGAGCACCGGCCAGGACGGCGCTGCTGGCACTGCGGCGGCCGCGGCGGCGCTGGCTGCCGCCGGCGCCACGGTATCGAGCGGCGGCAGTGCCGTCTCGACTGGTGCCGGTACGCTGGGCACAGCCGCGGCCGCCACGATTGCTGGAGCCACCGCGCTCGACACCAGTTCCGGCGCGCTGGCCACGGCCAGCGCCACGCTGCTGACTGGGGCAGCCGCCATCAGCTCTGCCGCCGCCGAGCTGGCCGCCGCGAACGCCATGTCCATCGCAGCAGGCTTCGCCGACGGCGGCTACACCGGCGCCGGTACCAAGTACCAGGTCGCCGGCGTGGTGCATGCGGGCGAGTTCGTCCATCGGCAAGAAGTGGTGCGCGAGCCGGGCGCGCTGCAGTTCCTGTGGGACTTCAACCGCCTCGGCATGCGCGCCGTCGAGGCCTGGCGTGGCACGGCCTGGCCAGGCTATGCCGCCGGCGGCCTGGTGGTGCCGTCGGCGCCGGCGAGCGGCGCGCGCTTCGAGCCGGCTGCGCCGCAGATGCACACCAGCGTGGCCGTCAACCAGCGCCTGCTGCCGGTGCTGGACCCGGACCTGATCGGCGACGCGCTGCGCGGGCCGAAGGGAGAGAAGCTGATCGAGCTGCACATCAGCCGCGATCCGGCCAAGTTCCGTCAATTGTTGGGGGTGTAGGGATGCCGCACCAGATCGGCTTCGTTGAGAGCGGCGGCGGCAAGCTCGCGCATCAGAACCTGCTCATCGCGGTGCGCGACTTCGTCTCGGCCAACGGCTGGACGGTGAAGCGCTACGACGCATCGGGCACGAACCACGAGCTGCTGCTGATGGCGCCCGGCATGAGCGGTACCGAGCAGATCTTCGTGGGCCTGCGCACCTACCAGGACGCCGGCGCCGACCTCTACAACCTGCTGGTGGGCGGCTTCACGGGCTACGTGAGCAGCAACACATTCGACACGCAGCCCGGGGCCTTCTTGTCCGGCGTGCCGGCGCACAACAACCGCATCGACTACTGGCTCACCATCAATGGCCAGCGCCTGGTGCTGGCCATGAAGGTGGGAACGCCGGTCTACGAGACCATCTACCTCGGCAAGTTCCTGCCGTACGCGACGCCGGGTCAGTATCCCTACCCGCTGCTGGTGAGCGGCATGCTGACCGGCGCGGCCGCGACCCGCTTCAGCGAGACGCTGCACAGCTTCGGCTTCAAGGGCGCCTGGCCGAGCGGCAACCAACGGCCCAACGTCGCGCTGCGGCGCGTGGATGGCTCATGGGTGCAACCGTGGTGCTGGCCATGGTATGCCGCAGGCGGCAGCGAGGGCTGGCTCGCTTCCTCGACCTTTGCCCTGCGCGACACCAACGGCCAATACCCACTGCTGCCCATCGTGCTGCACGACAACAGCAGCACCACGGCCTGGCCGGCGACGCAAGGCAACGTTTGGGGTGAGCTGGACGGCGTGTGCTTCGTGAGCGGGTTCGACAACGGCGTGGAGAACACGCTGTCGATCGGCGGCGTGGACTGGGTGGTGGTCCAGGACGTTTGGCGCACCGGGCACATCGACTACATCGCGATGAGACTGGATTCCTGATGGCTTACGTGACGGGCACTGCCAACGACATGGCCACGCTGCGCTCGGCAATCCAGCTGGCGTGCACGGCCAACGGCTGGACGCTGACGGGCGACATCCTGCACAAGGGCAGCGTGGCCATGCGTGTGACGGCGTGGACGCGCACTGGCGCAGGCGGCGCAGAGCTGCTGGAGTTCAAGGGCGGTACCGGTGTCTCCGGTGCAGCACTGACGAACCCCGCGCCGGGCAGCGCCGAGATTGGCGGCATTCCGGCGCTGGCTCTGCTATTCCCGGTGACGTACCACGTGTTCGTGCACGCGGCGCCAGACGAGGTCTACGTGGTCGCTCAGTACAACGTCGACCGCGCGCAATATGCGGCCTGGGGTCAGTCCACCTTGCCACTGCCGGGCAGCGGTGCGTGGTTCTCGGCATCGAGTCATGGCGCGCGGCCGGCGGCGTACGGGGATGCCGAGCAAGCCGGGGTGCTTTACAACGGCTTCGGCGGACACTCGGTGTGCGCAGCCTTCTGGCGATCAACCGTTGGCTCGACGCTGGCGACGATTGCCGAGAGCTTCATCCACCATGGCCTAGACGGCGCCACGTGGTCGGATGCAAAGACCTTGCCGCAGCCTTCGGCCTACATGTCGTCGCAGCCGCTGCTGTCGATGCTGCCCAGCGTGTGGAACGGCGAGTCGGTGCTGTTGCCCATTCAAGCGGTGATGGCCAGGCCATCGAATCGGTATTCGCTGGTGGTCGACTGCGCGCATGCGCGCTACGCGCGCCTCGACAACCACAACCCGTTCGAGGTGTTCGCCATCGGCAGCGACCAGTGGATGATGATTCCCTGGCTGCGCAAGAACAGCGCCGTGCGCAACGGTGGCGCCACCGGTACCGCCGCGGACGTGCACAGCGGCACGCTCGGTTTCGCGGTGCGCTACGACGGGCCCTGAGCATGGCGGCGCTGAACGGATGGCTGGCGCGGTCGCCGCTGGGTGCCTATGTCAATGGGCACCTGACGCCCGACTTCGAGGGCTTTGAAGTCGACTACTGGCCGCTGCACGACGCGACGATCAGCCGCACCTCGCAGGCCAGCTTGATCACCCACTGGCCCGTCAGCATGACGCCTCGAGCGCTGAATGGCTCGCTGGCCCGCGGCTTCGTCGACGACTGGTACTACCGCATCCACGTGAGGCCGGCGGTGCTGGCACTGGGCAACATCGTCTCGGCGCAAGTGGTGCAGGTGCGCGTGTGGAATGCGTGGTTCGTGCCGCGCACGCTCACTGCGGTCTCGGGCGTGCAGGAAGGCCTGGTGCTGACGCCGCCGCACGGCATCCCGACCACATACCAGCCGCTGCAGGAATCGGTGTGGCAGGTGACGGTGGAGCGCGACGGGCCGAGCCGCATCGACGCGAGCATCGCGTTCAGCTTCACCGGCGTGCCGGCGCCGCCGCTGCGCGTCACCGGCGGCCGCGTGGTGGAGTGGCCGTTCCGACCCGACTGGAGCGACGGCATCACCGAGCGCCTGGCCTGGAAGACGGACGTGCTCACCAGCGCCAGCGCGGCCGAGCAGCGCCGCGCGCTGCGGGGGTGGCCGCGCCGCAGCTTCGAGCTGCGCTTCATCGTGGAGGGCCGCGATCGGCGCGTGGCTGACCTCGCGCTGGCCGGCTGGGGCGCCAGCACCTGGTCGCTGCCGATCTGGCCCGATGCCCAGGTGCTGGCCGCCGACCTGGGCGCCGGCGCGCTGACGCTGGCCTGCGCGACCGAGGGCTTCGACTGGCGCGACGGTGGGCTGGCGATGTTGATCGGCGAGCATGCGCTGGCGGTGGAGACCGTCGAGATCGAGTCGATCGAGCCCGGCGGCCTGACGCTCAAGCGGCCGGTGGTGGCCACCTGGCCGGCCGGCACGATCGTCTGCCCGGCGCGCATGGCCGAGCTGGTGCAACAGCCTTCCGTGACGCGCAAGACGGACCAGCTGTCGGTCGTGAGCGGCACCTTCGAAGTGGCCGAGGCGTGCGACTGGCCGGCTGCGCTGCCGGTGGCCACGTATCGCGGTGCGCCGCTGTTCACCGAGCGGCCCGACGAGAGCGAGGACCTGACGCATGGCTGGACGCGGCTGCAGCTGATGCTGGACAACGGCAGCGGCCTGCCGCGCCGCAGCGACACTGCCGGCGTTGGCCTGCCGGTGCACGCGCATGCGTGGACGCTGATGGGCCGCGCCGAGCATTCGGCTTGGCGCAGCCTGCTGTACGGGCTGATGGGCCGCCTGCAGCCGATGTGGCTGCCGACGCATGCCGATGACCTGACGCTGGCGGCGATCACGCCTGCCACCGGCCTGGCGCTGGACGTTGAGGCCTGCGGGCTGGCGCGCTTCATCGGCGCGGCGCCGCCACCAGGGCGGCGCGACCTGCGCATCGAGCTGAGCGATGGCAGCGCCGTGCACTGCGCGGTGACCGGCGTCACCGAGCTGGAGGGCGGCCTGGAGCGCCTGGCAATCAGCGCCACGCCTGGCGTGGAGCTGCGGCCGGCCGGCGCGGCGGGCGTGCACGTCACGCGCATGAGCTGGCTGCAGCTGTGCCGGCTGGACAGCGACGAGCTGGAGCTGGTGCACATCACCGACGGCGACGGCGCGGCCAGGTGCACGACGGTGTTCCGCGCGCTGCGCGACGAGGTGGAGCTGGCCTGATGTCATACGAGACCCGCGAGATCAGCATCCATGCCGGCAAGCCGGTTCGGCTGTATGAGTTCGAGCGCGGCGCGCTGCGCTGGTCGTACTGCACGGCGGTGCGCGACCTGTCGTACCTGGCGCGCACGTGGCGCGCGCTGCCGATCCGCGACGACGGCGTTCGCCTCACCGGCGAGCCGTCGGCCGACGCGCTGCGCATCACGGCGCCGGCCGACATCGAGGTGGCGGCAATGTTCCGCGCCGCGCCGCCGTCGGCCGAGATCGGCGTGGTGGTGCGCGACTACCACGCCGGTGAAGCCGACGTGGCCGAGAGCGCGCGTGCCGTGTGGGTGGGCAGCATCAGCGGCGTGCGCTGGCCGCAGCAAGACCGCTGCGAGATTGCCTGCGAGAGCATGCACGCCAGCATGGAGCGCACGGGCCTGCGCCTGACCTGGGAGCGCAACTGCCCGTACACCATCTACGACCAAAACTGCAGGGTGCCGGGTGCCACGCACGAGGTGCTGGCCACGGTGCAGAGCCTGGACGGCGCGGCGATCAGCGCCGGCGCCTTTGGCGCGCAACCGGACGGCTTCTTCGCCGGTGGCTTCGTGCGCTGGTCGATCGGCGGCGGCGAGTACGAGCAGCGCGGCGTCGAGTCGCACGTCGGCGACGAGCTGGTGCTGCTGGGCGGCACGCATGGCCTCGCCGGCGGCGTAGAGGTGGCGGCCTACCCGGGCTGCCGCCAGACGCGCGCGTACTGCGTCGACCAGTTCGCCAACGGCGCGAACTTCGGGGGCGCCGAGCACATGCCGGGCAAGAGCCCTTACGACGGCAACCCCGTCATGTGAGCGAGCCACCATGGAATACGTCCAGATCGCCATCTACATCATCGCGCTGATCGTCGCCGTGGCGGCGCGGCGCAAGTCCGGCGCGGCGCCGAAGGCCGCGGCGCTGGAGGACCTGGAGTTCCCGCAGTCGACCGAAGGGACTGCGCAGATGATCATCTTCGGCGACGTGTGGGTGAGGGACTGGATGGTGCTGGGCGTGGGCAACTTCCGCGCGGAGCCGATCCTGAAGTGACCGCGCCGCTGGTGATCACCGTGCAGCACCTGTACAGCACGCCGGGGCTTGGCGTGCGGCCCGGCTTTTGCGGCCGCGGCACGCGGGCCTGGGCAGTTGCGCACGGCCTGGACTGGGCGGCCTTCGTTCGCGAGGGCATCGACGCCGACGTGCTGATTGCCACCGGCGACGCGCTGGCGCTGCGCGTGGTGGCGCACGCGCGCACGATGGAGGCGGGCCATGGGTAGCAGGAAGAAGACCGTCGTCGGCTACGACTATCACTTCGGGTCGCTGATGGGCGTGTGCCGCAAGTCGTGCGACGAGCTGGTGGCGATCGATGTCGGTGACCGGCGCGCTTGGGAAGGCTCGGTCACCGAGAACAGCACCATCAACATCGTGAGGCCCGACCTCTTCGGCGGCGAGGACCGCGAAGGCGGCATCGTCGCCACGGTGGATGTGATGTTCGGCGCCGACGATCAGCCGGTCAACACCAGGCTGCAGGCCATGCTGGCCGGCATGGTGAGCGCCTGGCGCGGCGTGACCACGCTGTATGCCAACGGCCTGATGGTGAGCGGCAGTGCCTACCCGAAAGCCTGGAGCCACCGCTGGCGCCGAACGCACCGCGGCTGGGACGGCGGCGTGTGGTATCCCGAGAAAGCGCGCATCGAGCTGACAGGCCCGGCCGGCGAGCCGATCGCCGCGATGAACCCGGCGCACATCCTCTACCAGGCCTACACCGACCGCGACTTCGGCCGCAGCCTGGCGCGCGCAAGGCTCGACGACGCGGTGTGGCGCACCGCGGCCGACCAGCTGCACGCCGAGGGCTTCGGCCTGTGCCTGGGCTGGAAGCGGCAGGACAAGATCAGCGGCTTCATCCAGACGGTGATCGACCACATAGGCGCGGCGGTCTACACCGATCCGGTCAGCGCCAAGCTGGTGCTCAAGCTCGTGCGCGACGACTACGACGTCGAGGCGCTGCCGCTGTTCACGCCGGACACTGGGCTGCTGGGCATCGACGATGACGATGCCGGCTCGCAGGACACGGGCATCAACGAGGTGATCGTCAAGTACGTGTCGCCGATCGACGGCAAGGACCGATCGGTGCGGGTGAGCAATGCCGCCGCGGTGCATGCCCTGGGCGGGGTGAGCAGCATCACGCGCGAGTATCCCGGCGTGCCGACATCGAGCCTGGCGTTGCGCCTGGCGCAGCGCGACCTGCGGTCCTTGAGCGGCTTCATCAAGCGCTGCAAGGTGCGCCTCGATCGACGGGCGTTCGCGCTACAGCAAGGCGGCGTGTTCCGCATCTCCGACCCGGCCAACGGCATCGGCAACCTGGTGCTGCGCGCCGGCCGCGTGGAGCAGGGCGAGTGGGGCGACGGCACGATCACGGTGACGGCGCTGCAAGACGTGTTCGGGTTGCCCGCAACGAGCTATGTCACGCCGCAGGGGTCCGCCCATCAACCGCCCGTGCTGACGCCGGTGGCGATCACCGGCGGCCGGCTGATCGAGGTGCCGTACCGCGACCTGGCCGCGACGCTGCAGCCTTCCGACCTGGTGGAGCTGACGTCGACGTCGGCCTATGTGGCGGCGCTGGGCGCGGCGCCGTCGTCGACGACGCTGGGCTTCGAGCTACGGACGCGCGTCGGCGCGTCAGGCGCCTTCGCCGTGGCGGCAGAGGGCGGCTGCACGCCGGCGGCGGTGCTGACGGTCGACGTCGACCCTTGGACCACGGTTGTGGCCATCGGCAACGCGCTTGCGCTGGCCAAGGTCTCCACCGGCACCGCGGTGCTGCTGGACGATGAGGTGTGCCGGCTGGACGCCGTCGACCTGACGGCGATGACAGTGACCTTGGGCCGCGGCTGTGCCGACACCGTGCCTGCCGCGCACGCCGCCGGCGCCGTGCTGCTGTTCTACGACGGCGCCGCCGTCGGGCCCGACACCGAGTACGCCACGGGCGTGACGCTGCAAGGCAAGCTGGTGACCCGCACCAGCGCGGGCAAGCTGGCCGAGGCGGATGCACCCACGCTGAGCGTGACGTTCGACAGCCGTGCGGCCAGGCCTTACCCGCCGCAGCAGCTGAAGGTGTGCGGCGTGCTGTGGCCCACCGCGCCGATCGCCGCCGACGAGGTGGCGCTGAGCTGGGTGCAGCGCAACCGCATCACGCAGCTCGACCAGCTGGTCGACGCTGCGATGGCCACGGTGGCGCCTGAGAGCGACACCACTTACAAGGTCGAGCTGCGGCGCGTGAGCGACAACGTGCTGGTTGCCAGCGCCGAGGTTGGCAACACCTCGGCGACATTCGAGGCCGTGGACGCCGGCACCTACCGCGCGCTGGTATGGGCCAAGCGCGGCGGGCTGCTGTCGTGGCAGCCTGAGAGCCGGACCTTCACATTCGACGCGCCGCCGGCGCGGCCGCAGATCACCCAGGTGGAGGTTGGTGGGAGCTGGTCGGCGGGGTCGGTGCTGACGGTGCTGCTGGGCGGCGTGCCGTTCTCCTACACGACTGGTGCCGAGGCCACGCTGGCAGGCGCGGCGGCAGCGCTGGCATCCGTGATCGACGCCGATGCCTCCTACTCGGCCAGCGCCAGCGGCACGACGATGACGATCGTCGGCCAGCCTCGGCAGCCGTACTCGGTGTCGACGTCGATCGGCGTGGGGGGCATGCGCGTCTTCACGTCGGTGGCGCAGGTGGCTGCGCCTGCCGGCGCTGGCACCTGCACGGTGCTGTTCACCAACTTCACCGCCATCAACAACAACACGCCTTGGAGCGGCGCCTGGGCGAACGTGCCGCCTGGCACGGTCATGCGGTTGACGGTCCACAACTGGATCCTCGGGGAGGCGGCCACAGCCGAAGTGACGCTGGCCGCCGACATCGCGCCTGGGCAGCACGACCGGGTGGTCAACAGCGAACTGTGGCAGCGGCTGGCGGTGGCGCTCGCGCCGTGGAATGCCGGCAAGGCCTACCTGGACCAGGTGCTCGCCTACGACAAGAACGTGGTTGGCACGGCGCTGCCCACGCCGCCGGAGTGGGCGACTGGCTTTGGCCTCGGGTCGCCGTCGTACATGATCGTCTTCCCCCGCGGCAAGACCGTCGACCCGTGGCCAACCGGGGTTGCCAGCGGCAGCGACTACAGCGTGCGGCTGGACTACCTCTCCGCCAACGGGGCGACGCTGCCGCTGGGGTGGGTCTTCATGCCGTGGGCCGGCACGCCCGCGCTCGGTGCGGCGCAGCCACAGATTGGCCGCGTGCTGGTCGACGGCCTGCCAGTGGCTGGGGCGCCTGCCCGTGTGACGCTGGGCGGCGTCGACTTCACCTACATCGCGGTCGCCGGCGACACCTACGACGACGTCGCCGCCGGCCTGGCGGCGCTGATCGACGCCCATGCCGCTTACGCTGCCGTGGTCGACACGCCGGCAGGCGTGCTCTACGCGATCGTAAAGGTGACCGGCCCGCCAGGCGCGACCTGGACGATGGCTTCAGGCCTGGTGGCCAGTGCGGTGACCCTGACGGCCACGATCACCCAAAAAGCGGCCTGATCGGGCGTCCGTCGCCACCGGACTTTGCGTCCGGTGCCAATTCTTTGCCTGGTGTGCAAAGATCAGCGGGTGTCGTTTAGCTCACTGGAGCGGGCGGATTTATCGCGCCGCGCATCACCGTCGCGCCGGCACGGGCGGCCATCGAAGCGGGCTCGATCAAGCTGTGCTCGATCGAGTCGATCGACGGCAGCAACGCCGGCCGCTGGATGTTCGCGCGTGCCACGGGGTGCCTGCTCTTCAACCTGGGCGGCCTGCATCACGAGCATTGGGTGCAAGCCCATGTGCGCTGGCTGGACGACGAGCCGGTCACCGTCGAACCGCTCGGCGAGCGTGTTCGCCGCACGCTGGAAGGCCGCTGGATCTGGCCGGATGTCGTGCTGTGTACCGCCGTGCGCGTCGGCGTGGGCAGCGACAGCGTGGACATCACCGATGAAGGGGTCCACCACGACGGGGTGCTCTACGTCCCGGACGGCGAATCGTCGGGCGAGCCGGTGCGCCAGGTCTCGAATTTCACCGACGAGAACGAGCAGTTCCTGGAGTCCGATCTGGACGCGGACCGCGAAGCACTGGCCGACCTCATCCGTCGGCTTCGCTCCGTCGATCCGAAGGACACGCTCGACTCGCTGCTGCGCGAGCTGAAGCTCGAGCGCTACCCGGTGCTGCACGGCAGGCAATTTCGCCTGAGCGTCGGCACCGGATCGAACGGCCATGCCGTCGAACTGGCTGATTGAGTACTTGGGTGGGAGGCCTTCGGGCCTCCTCTCCCCAGCGCAGCACCTTGCGTGTGCGCTGCGGAGAGGCTTTCCCGCAGGTCGCAGGCACACCTGGAGCGCATTGCTCCGAAGCCGGCCCCGAAGTCCCTCCGGCGCTCAGCGCCGGCCCGCCCGTCATCGCCGCGGAGCCTCGCCCTCAACCGGGTGCAGGCCCGGCGTGGCGGGTTCACCCGTCAAGGAGAAATCATGAACCGACAACAAGCCATGCCCGTTTCCGAAGGTCGCCGCGGCGGCCGCGGAGGCTGCCATGAATGACACGGTCTTCGAGCATCGCATCGACGAAGCCAAGCGCCGCGCCCACGGCCGCTGGTCCGAGATCCTGCGCAGCCTGGGCGTCGACGAACGCATCCTGGGCAAGCGCAACGGCCCCTGCCCGTCGTGCGGCGGCACCGACCGCTTCCAGTACACCGACAAGTTCGGCGAAGGCAACTACCACTGCCGCCACTGCGGCGCGGGCGGCGGCTTCAAGCTGCTGCAGGCCGCGCTCGGCCTCGACTTCGCGACCGCGCTGTGGCAGGTGGAGTCCTGCGTCGGTGCGCCGTCCCCTGCGCCGAGTGCCCCGCAGGCGGCGGCCGAACCGTCCGCGCAGCGCATGCGCCGCCTGGCGCAACGCCTGTGGGACGAAGCCTTGCCCGTCCAGCCCGGCGACGAGGTCGATTGCTACCTGCGTCGCCGTGGGCTGCACCTGCGCCATGCGCCGGGTGTCCTGCGCCGGCACCCGGCGCTGGGCTACTACGAGAAGAACGCCGCGGGCCGCGCCTGCAAGGTGGCCGACTACCCGGCCATGCTGGCCTGTATTCAGGGCCCGGACGGTCATGCGGTGACGCTGCACCGGACCTACCTGAAGGACGGCGAAAAGGCACCGGTGCCGGACGCACGCAAGGTGCTCTCTGCCGGCATCAACGGCGCCGCCGTCCGGCTGTGCGAGCCGGCACATGAACTCGCCGTGGCCGAAGGGATCGAGACCGCGCTGGCGGTGCACCTCGCGACCGGCAAGCCGGCGTGGGCCGCCGTCAGCGCCGGCAACCTCGAGAAGCTGTGGCTGCCCGATGGCGTGCGTCAAGTCTGCATCTATGCCGACAACGACGCCGATGGCGGCTTTGAAGGCCAGGCCTGCGCATACGCGCTGGCGCGCCGGCTGACCCGCAGTTCGCCCGGCAACGACGCTCGCCAGGTCCGCGTGTTCCTGCCGCGCCAGCCCGGCCAGGACTGGGCCGACGTGTGGCGCATGCGCAGCACGGCCGCCGAAGCCCAGGCGGCTTAGCGGAACGGAGACATGAACCCCACCGGTCGCTGCCACACCGGGCCCTGTGTCGATGACGCAGGGCGAAGGCAGACCTTGAACTGCATGCAGCCGGCGCGGATGAACCCGCGCCATCGAGGACCCGGCCCCGTGCCGGATCCATCACCCACCCCGCGGGGTCCAGCCCCCGAGGGGGCACGGCGCCCCGCATTCCGATCGGAGCTTGTGATGAAGAACGGACGTACCCTCGTGAGCCTGGCGCAGGAACTCGAACGCCAGCTGAACTCCAAGAAGGACCTGGTGGTCCCGTCGGCGCTGATGCGCCACGACACCGACGACACCGGCCAGACGCGCCTCGTCGTCGAAGAGACCGGCGGCCCGGCGCGCTACGGCGTAACGCCGCTCGCGCGCCGCCAGCTCGCGGACAAGTTGAAGATCCCGTATGCGTACTTCGAACGCATGCGCAGCGAGCAGCCGGTGCTGCTGGACCGCAACGTCAACACCTGGCTGCAGAGCGACGACGACCGCCGCATGCTGCGCACGCTGGACGGCAACGTCCGCGCCGTGCTGTCGGACCGTTACCGCCGGCTCGACAACTACGACCTCGCCGAAAGCGTGCTGCCGATCCTGCAGCGCCTGCCCGAGGTGCGCTTCGAGTCGGTCGAGCTGACCGAGACGCGCATGTACCTCAAGGTGGTCACGCCGCAGCTGAAGCACGAGATGTCGCCGGGCGACGTCGTGCAGGCCGGCGTGGTGGTGAGCAACTCCGAGGTCGGCCACGGCACGCTCTCGGTGCAACCGCTGATCTACCGGCTGAGGTGCCTCAACGGCCTGATCGTCCCCGACTTCTCGCTGCACAAGACCCACGTCGGCCGCAGCATCGGCAACGTCGCTGACACCATCACGGTGTTCAAGGACGACACGCTGCAGGCGGACGACAAGGCCTTCTTCCTGAAGGTGCGCGACGTGGTCGAGGCTGCGGTGTCGGAGGCGACCTTCCTGCAGGCCGCGCAGAAGTTGCAGAAGACGCTGCGCATCCCGCTGACCGGCGACCCGGTGAAGACCGTCGAGGTGCTGGCCAACCGCTATGCCCTCAACGAGCAGGAGCGTGCCGGCGTGCTGCGGCACCTGATCGCCGACGCCGACCTGACCGGCTACGGCCTGGTCAACGCGGTGACGCACTACTCGCAGGACGTCGACGACTACGACCGTGCGACCGAGTTCGAGGCCCTCGGCGGCCGGCTCATCGAGCTGCCGCAGAGCGAGTGGAAGAGCCTCGCCGAAGCCGCCTGAGCGCGGCACGTGCCGCTGCGGCCCGGACCCATCTCGGGTCCGGGCTGCACGGATTCACCCGCGAGTCCGGGCGGTTGTGCATGGCAATGCGGCCCCGGCGGGGCCGCGGGCCATCGCAAGCGCAGTGCCGAACCCTATGCTGTGGCGCACACCGATTGACACCCGACCGCCACCCGAAACATCTCAATCCCACCCATCCACCGTGCCCGGCCAGGGCCCACCCGAGGACAGCACCATGAACCAGGCGCAGCTCTCCGACGTCCAGCTCACCAACCTGACCTTGCTGCTCACCATCCGCGACGGCGTCCTGCAGGACCGCCCCGCCACCTGCTGCAAGTACGCGCTCGATGCCGCGCAGGCGGACCGCATCGCCGGCCTGGGCGTCCAGCAGATCATGGCCATCGTCGCCAACGTCGGCGACGCCACGCTCTTCCCGGCACGCCGCGACCTGCTGGCGCTGCTGGAAGCGCCGCTGCCGCTGGCCCGGCCGCTCGCCGCGGTGCACGCCGCCCAGCACCTCGCCGCCTGA